TAGTACATTCTTAACAGCTTCTACGTTTGTTATGGCATCATCTACGAAATACATATCATTGTATCCCTCTGCAAACTTTTCTAACATCCATTTAGCCTTAGCCTCACCTCTACCGTCTGCTAATCCAGTTATGTTTTTAAATGGTATATTTATACCTTTAGATTTTAACCATTCGTGAATAGCTATATCAGAACTTTGAGGTCTAGCTGTTAACACAAAAACGTTTTTTGGTCCATACTTCTTTATTTGATTTTTCATCTTCTGAAGTAACGGTCCGTCAATACCACCTCTTACGTTTACAAAGTCGTCAAAGTTAAACTCATAACCTTTAGCCGCTAACTCTGGACCTTTTATGGGCCATTGCCCAGACTTTATGTTAATTGTTTTTTTAGTTTTAGGATCTGTTGCTACAACAAAATTCTCACCATCAATTATTAATGTTTCATCAAAGTCAAACGTAGACATTCCTTTAGCCTTATTATCCTTGCTAAAACTATAAACAGTTTCTTGAGCCCTTCTAATAGTATTAGATTTGTTCATTGGAACATTTATATTATTAACAAAATATAATTCCATTAATCTAATTTCAATATCACCTAAAACATCTTGATAACTTCTACCATCTACAGAAACCATACTGTCTATATCTTGTTTTTTTAGAAACTTAATTCTATTAAAATCAGCAGTACTAGTTTTGCCACCAGGTCCATCATCAATAATATCTGTCATGAATTTCGATGTTAATAATTGTGAGTGCTTCACAAATATCAAATCTAATTCATTATCTATATTAATATCTTTTTTAAATATTAACTCAGCAATTTCAGTCATTGTGTTGCTGTTTGGTTTTAAATGTTCTCCCTTTAAACCCAACCTCTCTATAGTACTATAGTTTTTATCTTTATAGTATTTATTTGCTTCTTTAAACTGTGGATGTGATTCGTTGAACACTTGTGACCCCTCTCTAACGTCTATTAAGTCAAGTCTAGATAAACCTCTAAACCCACTAACAATACTAGTTTGAGCTTGAAGTATATTTAAAGCCGTTATAGCACTTATTTTTTTAGACCTAACCAATTCAATAATTGTTTTTGATACATGCTTTGCTAGTTCTATATTTGCTATATTAGCCTTTTGTATTTCTGGTTTTAAAGCTTTTAGCTTTTCTAGTTTTTCTTTTTTAGATTCTAATGCTAGGATTTTTTCTATCTTTTTAAACAAAGGAAAACTCTTATTCATCAATCTAACATCGGAAAGAATTAATGAGGCAGGTAGTTTTGAATCTAATTTATCAACAATTCTTTTTAGATTGTTTAATTTATTGTAATAATCACCAACTATAAAGTTTCCTTTTGAATCCTTTTGATATATAGTTTTTCCGGCCTTTATACTAGCTTCTTTATCTATTTTTTTACCAGCCGGATCCATTACTCTATTTTTGTAGCCAAGTATTTCATACTTAATAATAGACATCACCTCTGGACCTAGCTCTTTTGCTATAACACTAGAGTCACGATGTAGTTGATCTAGCATTTTCTTATTATACCTTAAGTTACCAACAGCTTTATACTCAGCCTTTAACCACTCTGGAACTATATTGGACTTATATATACTTTGCTTAAAACCCTTTACTTGTTCATCTACTATTATATTGTTATCATATAACTTTTGAACAGTTTGTATAGCAGCTTTAGACATCACAGGAAAGCCAGGTAATAACTCCCCTCCTTTTAAAACATTTTCAATACCTAGTTCAGATACTAAGTTTTCTAAAAGATCAATCTCTTCAATAGTAGTGTCTTTAGATTGCTGAATAGTTGGGTCTCTATCTATTGTTAAACCAAGTTCAGCTATATAGTTTTCTTTTATATTTCTATTTTGTATTTCTTCTATAGCTTGAATCTTTTCTAGTTGCTGCTCTGCTACTTGTATAGCTTTGTTAAATGCTATCTCTCCAGTTAGTAGTTCAGCCAACCTATCTTTTCTAGCACCAAGCATTCCAGAGTCTATAGAACCAGGCGGTTGATAACCTAATATTTTTTCAGCACCCACACCTCTAAACGCTGCTAATAATTCTTTTGAAGTTGGGTTTAATCTTGTTTTCAGCGATGGTCCTGTTTCAGGTTTTATTCTTTTATCTATTAAGCCTTCTTGTTGTAACTCTCTAACCCTTTTAACGCTAGTTATTCTTTTACTTGAAGCTAGTATTTTTCTACCATTTGGAAATTTTTTACCACCAACCATCCTTTCTATTTGGATTAGATCGTCTACTTTTATAAAACCTAATAACGATGACAAATCATTTTGTACAAAGTTATCATAGCTCTTTTCTCTTCCAAATATTTTTTGTATTTTAGGTCTAAGTTTGTCTGCTACAATCTTACGAAGCTCAGTTCTTAATTTTTTACTATTTACTTCTGGCAGCTTAGTTCCAAACGCAGTAACTAAAGCTTCTTCAAACTCCTTATCTGCTTTTTCATCTAAACCTAATTTCTTTTCTAAAGTCTCTTTTGATATCTTATTTAATTTCTTATTAGCAGCCTCCGCTTCTTCTTTAGCTATTAAGATTTCTTCTGGAGACATGTCTCCTTCAGTCTCTGTTCTTTCAAATATTGTTCTACCACTATCATCTGTTATATCACCTCTAACCTCTTGTTGTTTCTTTTTACCTTGTTCAAACAACTGTTTAGCGGTATCTCTCTTTCCAAACCCAACATTAGCCATTATAAACTCACCCAGTGTTATTGGATCCCCTGTTTTAGATTTTCTTACAGCTTCTGGATTATAGTTCGCCAATCTACTAGCAACAGCATTAATTGTTCCCCTTGTTTTCTCGGGACTCATGCCTAAGCTTTTTATGTAATTGTTTATAGCACCTCCTTCGTTAACAACAGAATCGAATATCGGATTAAATACTTTTTCATTTTGGAATTCAGATCTAGTCTTAGCACCTTTCTGCATGTTGTTTATTTCATCAATAAGCGGTGCTCTTTTTTGAGCCTCATCTCTAGACTCGTAAAACATTGAATAAGATCTTTTTACTTTTTTCTTTTTCTTTGTTTTTGTTTTATCTAGCAATTTACCTTCTGCACCTTCTTTAGCTACCTGAATAATAGCTTTGTTTATCTTACCGGTTTTTAAACTAACATTAAAGTCTTTTATAAAATTATAAACATCTCTACCTGTATCAAATTTATATTTCCCTAAACCTAATTTGCCTTTAAAAAATCTTCTGAGTATATCACCTATTTTTGTAAACAAGCCCTCATTAAACTTCAAACTACCATCACCAATAGATTCAGACAATATAGTTATAACCTCTTCACCAAAATTAGAATCTTTTTTAAACCCAGTTATATTACCGTCTTTGTCTTTAATCCAAGTGCCATAACCAGCTAGTCTTTGTCCAACCTTAGTTAGATCTCCACCTAACCCAGCAACGTGTTCTTCTAGTGCGGTACCAAGGGATGATTGCAGGTCCGTGTTGCCTTGTAGTGTTTGAAATAATACAGCATGCATAAATTCGTGAGCAGCTGTACCAACCATTGGTTTGTCTTTATTTAATATAATCTCAAATGTTCCATCTGGATTTTGTTTTATAAAACCAAAAGATCGTGAAGCACTTTTAGAATCAAGACCCTTTTCTTTCATCCTAGATATAGCTTCAGCTGATTTTTCTGTAACCTTACCCTTTAATCCCATTTCAACAATCTGAGTTTCAACAGCTTCTTTTGCTAACCTAGCTGCTGTCTCCATAGCCTCCTTCTGTATACTTAACATCTCGTTGTTAAGTTTTTTATTTTGATTGTTTAGGCTTCTAACAGCATAACCATATTCACTTCTTGATAGAAGACCTTCGTCTAATTGTTTTTTAAATGAGTTTAGTTTTGTCTGTATATTATCCTTTTGACTAAGAATATCTAATAAAGCATCCTTTTGGTTATCGTCTAAAAACTCTGATACCTTTCTTTTATTTTTTATATATTCAGTTAAACTCTTTTCTAACTCCTGTATCTCTTTGCTTATAACCTCTTTAACGTTTTTGTCTTTAGATCTAGCTCTCTCCACATACTTGTCAGATATGTTCTTCATCATGTCGTCCATCTCCTTTATACTAGCGTTATCACTTCTTAAAGCTCTATTTAAAGCTCTACCACCGGTTGACATAACGCCACCACCAATAAATCCGTTTAAATACATTTCTAAACCCTCTTGCCCCGTCATAGCATTAAACGCTACTTTAGTAGCTTCTTCTTTAGATAAACCGCTACCAAGAGATGAATTAAGTTTTTCAAAAAATAATTGACCAACCTCAGTCAAACCCTCTTTATTAGCTTGAATAGCTATAGAACTAAATCTTTGTGTATTTTTAGAAAACCCACTAAAAGCCTTCATTATACCTTTGTAACCAACATACTCTAGTGCTGATGCTGGTATAGCCAAAGCTAATGGTGTTGCTATTTCTGTTTTGTCTTCTTGTATTAACTTTTGTAAAGCCTTCTCGTAATTAAACGTACCGTTCTCGTTATACATTTCCTTGTCATCACCGTATAGAGATTTAGCTTTATTTTTATTATAATCAACATACATTGGTGTTGCTATTTGAATAGGTAAACTTATTCCACGAGTTAGATAAGCTGGAATCATTGTTTCACCCATAGACATAACGGCTCCAAATCCCCCAGCAATAACATCAGCTGCATCACCACCACCTGTTATACCTGTACCAGCATAAGCTTGTGCTTTTTTCAACTCCTCAGCTTTTTCAAAAGCTTTCATCATTATTTCCTCACCTTTCTTTCTCGCTTCAACTTCTCCTGTGCCTAATAGTCCATCAATATCAGTTGTTAAAATATCAGCTGACGTTTGAATAAAGTTTTGCAATGGAATTGAAAAAGCATTACTCCAAAAGTTACTAGCTCTATTATTAATAAGCTCTATAGTTTTAGCTCTCATCTTCTCGTCTTTCAAACCAGGTAAAGCTGTAAATATATTCTGTGTTGAATACGCTACGTTGTCAAGCATTCTACCATAAGAATCACTAGCAAATCTTATACCATTAGATCTATCATATTCATACTTAACCTCCTTTTCAAACTGCTGTGTTCTAGGGTCAAAATATAATCTTCTTCCACCTTCGTCTAATTTGTATTCTAATGGTTTTCTATCTATATAATCTATTTTATTGATCTCATCTAGATCAACTTCGTTTTGTAAAAAATAACCCTCTTCGTTGTCAAAGTGTTTTTGGAGACTTTCGTTATAATCTTTTATAGCGCTGTTATAATCAGTGACTAGATTCTTATAATCACCTAAGCTGATGTTATAATCATCAACCATTGTTTGAGTTATAGCATTATAAGTATTAGCTTCATTTTGAGATGAAGGCGTAAAGTCAGATTCACCCCTGAGATCTAGTTTGGATTTTTTACCATCCAATATGTTCTCATAGTTCTTAGATTCTATATCTTTTAGTAAATCTTCTATTAAATTTTTCTTTTGTTGTAAGGAACCTTTTTCTACACTTGGTTCATCTATCTGTGAAGCTAAAGATCCACCTTTTGATTCTGTTTTTATAACCTCTCCAGTTTGTGTATCTATTTTCAGCTTCTGATCTGGGACTTCTAAGAATTGTCCATCTTGTTCCTCTGTTTGAGTTGATGCTGTAGTATTCTGCTCCACAGTCGCATCCGCTGTAGAGCTTGGTTGGTTTCCCGGTATTTCTTCTATACCAGATATTTTTTTTAAAAATTTAGTCTCTAAATCTAGTGGAACATTATACTGCTTACCATTGTAAACATGTCGAACCACTACATCTTTTCCTTTTACTTTTTCTAAAAATTTATTTACTAAGTTTGACGGAACGTTATACGTCTTCCCATCAACTACATATTGTTTATCCATTACTGTTTCGTTAGTTACCCGTTAAAATTATGGTTGTTTTACATCTACTGTATAGTGTCGATGTTGTCTGTAGTTACATTTACTACATCTACTTTTTTCGTAGGTCTATTCTTCAATCTTTTGGGATCCATTTGATCGTAAAGAAACCTATCGCCAGCCGTCTTTTTAAACGACTTACCTATGTTTTCAGTGTAGTAATATGTTATCTCATCTTTAAAGAACTCTACGTAGTCCTTATTATTCATCATAGCCTCTATTATGACTATAGCTTCTTCTTGATCTATACCAGGATCGTTTTCTCCTTTAGGATTTAAATCTAAGCCAGGCATATAATGAGGGTTGTCTACAGTCTCGCCATTATTATTGACCACTGTTTTTTGTGTTGTCTTGTATTGATTTACGTAATCAGCTGCCAAACTTTTAGTGTACTCATCGTTTGCTTTTAAAACAGTTGATCTATGTTCATCTAGTTTTGCTAACTCTTCATCAGATACTAATCTTCCACCATCACTATCAGGAGCTAAAAATTCATCAAACCCATGCTCTCTCGCAAACTCAGTTGCTTTTATATTGTCAGTTTCGTCAGCTGTTATCAAACCGTCGTTGTTTAAATCTACACCTAAAGACCTATATGTTTTACCCGTCATATTATCTAACAAGTCCGTATAAAGACTAGATTGCCTACCAGGTATGATTTTATCTTTAGCTAAAGACATAATTCCATCTTCATCAGCAATATCCACAATATGTGCCCTAACATCATCTTCTATTCTTGATCGAATACTTTCGTATGTTACGGTTGTATCAGCCGTAAGAGATGAAGATACACCATTCCACTTATCTGTCAGCTGTCTAAGCTTCAACACAGCGTCGTTGTTTTTATATTTTATTAGATTCTGAATATTTTCAACTGGAATAAATTTCTTAGTATCCTCTGCCTCTACAATTTGCTGATGCGCCATCACCTCTTCTTTAAGTTTATTTAGTAAATCAACATTATAATTAGGATCATCATCGCTTAGAGCCTCCATGTTTTCTATTATTGTCGTTTTTTCAGTTAAATCTTTAGCAGCTTTTGTGTAAGCTTCATATTTCTGTTGGTCATGTAAGTATACACCCATTTTATTTGCTTGCGTACAATCATCTGTACCATCAGGGCATGTATATGTAACTAATCTAGCATCACCATCTCTATTTGTTAAACTCATTATTTCAACACCTATGGGTGATTCTTTCCACTGATCACTTAATATCATATCAATATTACCATCTCCATCAGAATCAAATCCACCAGACTTGAGTGCATCTAAAAAATCTAAGGTTTCTACATAGTTCTGTGTAGATAAAGCCATCTCATCTTGTCTTGCTAGCTCCTCTTGTTGTTTCTTTTTTGAGAAATGACTTAAGAACTTGTCTTTACCACCATTAAGAATGTCAATTAAGTTTGCCTTTTCCTTAGCTCCAAGATCTTTCCCATCTTCAATAACCTTATTTTTCGCATCATCAATTTCCGCTTGCTTTTTCTTTGAAAGATCAGTTATCTCTTTAGTTAAACCGGTCCACATTTTTGATTGCATTAACGCACCTGAAGATCTTGCTTTAGCAGCTTTATAAGCCCCTTCTATTAAACTGTGTTCAATACCCATTATTTAATACATTTAAATTCTACATCTATTTTAGAGTAATCTACCATGTCGTATCCACTATTATTAGTTACAATAGCTTCACTTGGTACTTCGTCAGACATAACACCTTGATAAACGTTACCTTCTAACAAACGAGCTTCCTCGTGATCGTATTCAAAGTTGTATATTTTTAATCCACTAGGTGAATCCCCAACGTGCTCAATGTTTTTCTTAAGTCTTCTATCTGAAAAAGCACTAACAACACCTGATATACCTTGTTGAACAGCATCCATTTTAGCTTGTTTCGCCTGAGCTTGTTGTTCTCTATTTGCGGCTAGTTCTGATTGAGCCATTCCTAGTAATGTTCCTGTTTTATCTCTTTGTTGTTGTCTTGATATAAGCTCACCTTGTCTTTCCATACCCTGTAATCTTCCAGCTTCCTGAGCCGCAGCCATTTGGTTAGCTGATTCTTGAGCGCCAATGCTAGCTGATGATTGTTGAGCCGCTAATTGACCTTGCTGTGCAAGCGCTTGTGCCACGCCAGCAACACCACTACCTCCAGCAGCACCCCTCATATTATCTAAAATATTTGCTTGACTCTGCTGAAACTGTTGGGCCTGCATATCTGCAGCCTGCGTGTTAACAGTCAGGTCTTCCATTGTGTTTTCCATGTTTAAATAAGGATTGCTAGTATCTATAGCGGAGAAAGCCTCTTTCTGAAGCTTTGCCTCGTTTCTTGCTTTACGAACTCTTTTATTAGCTTTTTTTTCTGCTTTACGAGCTGTAAAATAACCTAACGCTCCACCCGCTAAACCAGCTACTGCACTTATTGGATCCATATTACTTAATTTTAATTGTTATGCTTTACGCATCGATTGTGGTATATACTCATCTAACTTCGCAGAAAGATCTACTTTTGGTTTTACATTAACCTTCTTTGTTGTTTTAGTTTTGTTTTTTCCTCTTTGAGACTGAGGTACGTATTCTTTTTTACCAGCATCTGCAGTAGTTAAATTTCTTTGATCAACCTCTTGAACAAAATTTCCACCCTCTTTAGCGGTATCAACTATAGTTTCATCTTTATCCCTAGGAGTAACAATCGTCTCTCCTTTTTCATTTGATGTAACAGTAGCGTGTTGGATAGGTTTTCTATTGCTACTAGTAGTTTGAGCCTGTGGTCTATTTAATCTATCCATCTCATCGAAGTCAACTGTAACATTACCTACTAATTCCTTTTTAGGTTTCATTTTTTCAGTAGCTATACCAGTTGTTCTTTCTAGAAACTCATTATAAGCTTTATTTTTTAATCCGCCACTTTGTGTTGTACTTGAGCTTGTGTACCATCTGTCTGTGTCCGGACTATGTGATTCGTGTCGACCGGTTATACCGTGTCCTTGAGTGTCATATGATAATGTTTTTCTTTGTCCCTCCTTTATACCACTAGTATCTTTCAAGAATCTCTCTTGATGAGCGATATCATCTGGATTAGTAAATCTCATCCTCTCTATGAAGCTTCTAGTAGACTCGTCTACGTTGTAGCTTTTCCACTTTTCGTATGGAGATTTTTTATTAGAATGATTGTGAGGTTTAAAACCACCTAGTTTAAATCCTCTGTTTTTATTAAAGTACGGCATATTTATTTTGTTTTTACTATTATATAGTTACATTTTTTACTAATTATTTACTACTTTGCACAACATCACAAGATGTTGCAAACAATTCTATTTTTCTATTTGATGAGTTACTAAAAGTAACCTCACTATAATAACCCGTTACAGAACTAACGTTGACAGCTCTACTTTTATTAAAATATATAAATTTCCCAGGTGGTGGATCACTCCCGTCCTGCTCATCTAGTATATATGTAATCTTAATAAAGTCATTTAAAGGGGTGTCCTGTCTAGTGAATTCAAATTCTTTAACCTTACCAATTATATTTGGCACACCTGTAGCGACTTGCTGGCCATCCGCAGCTTGGGATAAATTTTGCCAATACATAGTATCACCGACTTGCAAAGACGTGTTCACACCACCCTCTGTCGATGAAAATATTTGTTCTATTATTAATACTCCTTCTTGTGCCATATTATGATATTGTTATTAATTCATTTAAGTCGCACACCATTATAGTGTCTTTTGTTCCCCAGGAATCAACAGCAGCTGTTCCGGTGATCGTGTAAATATGGTTCCCACCTGATATAACACCAGTGAGGCTGTGCATTTTGATTTTTGTTCCACCATTATCATTTGGAATTGAGTTTGTCCAATCAGAAATAGTGCTATCAGTGTTTGACCAAACAGGTATAATACTACCACCTCCTTTTGCAGACACAGTTCCATCAGTAGTTACCTCTACAGTAAAATCCAATGTTGTTGTTATGTTTCTAATTTTATCAAATTTCTCAGAACTTGAATTAGCTAAACCATTTTCAAGCTTCCAGTGATCAAATGGGTTAGCTGCATTAAAAAGTACACCACTAATAGACGTATCATATTTCACGGTGTGATTACGACCTGGATAATCAACTGTAAACCTAAGTGTTGTTAATATATTTCTCTTAAACTGAGTTAATACATGCTCCTCTTGTGTTTCAAGATAGTACTTCAAAGGATTAGGATTAACGAATGAGTCGTAGACATCTTCGTCTCTAGTTATCGAATGAAGCCTAACAACATGCTTCTGTTCAGCTGATGTTTCTCCAAACTTCTGTGATAGATTTACAAAACCGCTACTTGGTATAACACCTCTATGGGCCTTAATTTTTCTTCCATCATTAAACGTAACAACATCTGGACTATCTGCGGTACTAAGATTTTCAAGGGGTTTTTTGTGCCTATAACCACCATTAGCGTTTACGTTGTTTAAAACAGACTCTTCTTCAGTATTAACAACATTTCCATTAGCATCAACATACTCTGTTAGTTTATTTACCTCTACAACAAACTCTCTACCCACGTCACCGTATATTTTTAATATTCTGATTTCACCGTTAGCTGATAATTGACTACTACCAGCATCAACAAAACCAATTCTCCAATTTAGATTATTTTTAATCGGATCAGGGTTTCGTAATAAATGCTCTTTTGGTGAAATATTAAATCTTAAATTATCACTTTTCGTAACACCTCTATCTGCTTTATATTTTAAGTCGTATTCGAATGACAATATTTTTCCAGTACTAGGGTCTTTTGTGGTTTTTACTAACTCCATTTTTAAACAATTTCTAACATCCATTTCTGGTATAGAAAAAATATCTTCTGGTGATAATGATGGAGATGAGGTAAAAGAAGACGGTGCGTGTGAACCCGTGCCATCAAATAATTGTTCTATTTTTAAAGTAGCTATTTTAAAAAACTTATTATACGGTACTCTACCCTGTATTCTAACTATATTCGATTGATTCTGATTACCACTGTTCTCAACAACATGGTTACTAACACCACCATTAATAGTATTAACACCAGTAATAGTAACAATCACAGGCGCATTAGTGTAGTGAGTTATTAGTTCAATTAAAGCTCCGTTATCAGGAGCAATAAGACCGCGTGTAAGTGAAGGATTAGTTAGTTCCATAATTAGGTTGTTTCTCCATTTATATTAATATTTAAATCATATGTTACACTTGGATCAGTTACGTTACCCTCTAGTAACATAGGTTTAATATCCATTAGTATATATATATCAGGTGGATTATCACCCGGTACATAATCTTCTAACCCATTAACAGTAATCTCTACTTTATTATTAACCCAATCATACGGAGATAATCCATATGTTGACAAATTATCTATATCATCCTGTGCAACATCAGGAACATCGTAGTTTACTAAGGTTGGGTTAGAGCCCACATTTCCTGGATTAGCTTCTGAAATAACATCTCTTATAACAAGAGAGCTAATAATATCACTAACTTGAACATAACCATTCTCATAACCCAAGAAAACTATTGGGTTTGAGTATGTTGTAGATTTACTTGTTTCGTCAGTGGTACTAATACTACCGGGATATGAAAAATTATGTCTAGATAGGGAGTGTAGTGGATTTCCCCCTTGAAGAGGGGTTGCGGGAGAATATATAAACCTCATAGCACCCGCTGTATTTCCTACATTGCTTGGGAATCCATCTCCTAGTGCGCTACCCCAGTGAGGTGGAGTACCACCACCCATTACACCACCAAACCAAAAAGTAAGTATCGTTCTTACCCCTAAACCAGCAACAGAGGTTGGATAACCCGATTCACCTAAAACCCACGTATCTGTATCGTCAGGGGATGTCATGAACGCTTTATTAACACTCCAATACGTTGCACCGTTATCTAAATTACTCGTGCCAGTTGTAGATCCAGATCCCATAACACCGCTTACGGTCCAATTTTTTAAATGACAGTATGAGGGTGGATTTAAGTCACCACTTCCCCAAGTTTCAACACCCAGTGGGGGTATTTGGGCGAGCTGTGAGCTCATAGCTGCGTTAATTTGATTATAATCGCTAGGCATATCTATACCTGTCATTGTAGGTAATGCTCCACATATTGCAACTTGAAAGTGTGTTGGAGTATTTGTTTGAGTATAGTTAATAGCCTCTTGGGCATCACCATCTATATCTAAAACAATACTAGTGTCTTGTGAGGGAACGTAGTCATCTTTAAAAATAACAGTTACTTTAACAGTGTTATTCTCTACCCCTATTCCATCGCTATCTTGAAACCAAACCTCATCTACTTCATCGGGTAGATTTATACCGTCATCTAAGGTCCTAAACTTTCTAGTTGTTACTGTATATTCCCCAAGTACTTCAGTTGTTTCGAAAAATGGCTCACCTCCACTAATGCTAAAGAAAGAAGCTTGAACATGGTGTGATGATGTTGAGGCCTCAATTCTTAGTAGAGCATTAGAAACACCTGCAACTTCAAAATCATTAGGCGAGTCTTTTATCTCGTTCGTTTGTGTTATTATATAGTTTACAGCCATGTGTTAATCGTTTGGATTGTTAATCATATCACCGGTTACGTTTACTGTAACCTCAGTAGCAGATGTTGATACTGTACTATTGTTAGCTGCTATTCCTAAACCCTGCGTGTTGAATTCAGCTGAATCAGGCCTAGCCTTATCTGTCTTACCACTTATCTTATTAAACCATTTTCCCTCTTTATTTATAAATTCAGGAATATAACCAATATCATTACTATCTGTTTTGAAACTAGTTACCTCCCAACCTATCTTATCATAGTAATTATAAAATTGTCCATCACTAACTGTTATAGCGCCATTAGGTGTATCTACATATTCTTGAGTTGATTTTATAACCTTAGATTGAGACCCTTCATACTTCATAGTTTTAAATAACTTTATAGTGCTAGGCATATCATTAAATATAACCTTAAAACTACTTGGTGTAAAATCTCCGTAAAAAGTGTTTCTACCAACACCACTAGCATGATGTTCGTATATTTTATTATTTAAACCTGTAAAATACTTACCACCAACACTAACACCATTTTGTGGTATAAAAGATCTAAAACTAACCCATCCCTTAGAGTTTTCGTTAAATGCTATTGTTGTCTCTGTATCTTTTAATGTTAAATTGTATTCACCGTTGATAGTATCAAAAGTTCCTAAGAGCGTTTTAGATCTATCTAGGTTTTCTCTAAACCAAGTTTTCATGCCCACATTCGATATAGGTGTTAAACCGTCTCCAGATAGCCTTAAAACAGCTCCTCGCTGCATATCCGTAAAGTATAATCTATATTGATCCCAAGCTAATGATTCTGGATTTTTAGATATTCCATAATCTCCAGCAAAAGGAATTGAAGTTCCTAAAACTCTATTTGTAGCTATCAACTGTGGGTTACCATCTGCATTAAATACAGCGTCTTTGTTAGCAATAACTTTTAATATCTTATCTTCAGTTAATACAACAACATCGTTATTCCTTGTTTTTAAAGCTTGAATAGAACCATAAGACGTATTAATATCTTTAGTTATCTTTTCAGCCATATTGAATTCATTCAAATCGTTAACTCCAGATGAAGAATTATATATACCAGAATATATCATTCCATTCGACTTTGTTTCTTCACCATAATCTAAAAATGTAGTAGAAACTTTCACCCCGTTATCAATTTGTGGAGCATTAAAATCATCTCGTATTCTATCTGATTCAACACCGTTTCCAAAAGAATAACAATTATTCCAACCCAATCTTATAGGATATTTATACACATTGGAATCTATCTCATAATAACCAGTTGGACTTCCTCCAAAAGTTACTGGATATACATTGTTTACAAAATCCATTAAATCTCCATCACCCGTAATCCAGGATGTGTCTGACAACGTTATTATATTTTGATTTTTGAAAGTTATTGTTACTCCAGGTGGCACACCTTGTCCAACAACAGAATCACCTATATTTATAAGGTCTATAGTCTCACCAAGTGCATTCTGTTGTGTCGCATTACCATCACCACTCTGTATAACTATAGCTGCATATCCACCTATATTTTGAACTGATATGTTTGAGCTTATAGAGTTAGCTCTAGTGTAAATAGCTTCTTCTATATTAGAAACCGAACCATCAGATAAAAGTTGTGTGTCTTGGTGTGGACGTACGTACGCTGTTATTTTAGATGTTGTTAGTGTACCATCCGGATGGTGAAAAACTATAAAGTCTCCAATAAGAAAATCTTTAGCGTGTAAAATCACGTCGTTGTATTGTTCCACATCAGTGGAGCTAATTGCTATAATAGAAGAATTAGATGTATACCCAATACCTGAAACATGATGATCAACATAACCCTCTGTTAAAGTTTTATTAACAAAACCAATATATTCAGGTCCATATGTAGAATAAGTTGCTAAGCCGGCGTTTAGGTTGACTTGTGTTCCATCGTACCATTTTCTACATGTAACCTTAGCATTATATGGTGCAAACTGAACTGTATTTTCTCTATTCAATACCATTGGGATAGCATTAGATGCTTCGTAATATATATCTAAACCAACATCTTCTTTTGGTTCTGTCTCCCAACAAGCTCCACTTGCTGTAGGGATATATTTTTCTCCATCACTCTTAGCCTTCTTAACAATTTGTAATCTCATTACTTCTCTACCATCATGGCATATTTGACCTCTTGGATCAAATATATTAGGATCAATACCTCTAGTACCATTATCAACAAGCTCACCGTTTGCTTTATTAACTAATCTAAATTCTATTCTAATACCATCTCTTTTACAATAAGGCTCTTGCTCTTGGTCGTTATTGGTAGAAAAATTTACGCCAAACCACCCTGTATCTACCACGTCTTCATTAAAACAAGGTCCACCACAACCAGCGCCAACCGGTTGGTTGGAAAATATATTATATATACTACTGTCATCTATAGTGGCCTGTTGACCCGTGTCTTCATTACCATCACCAGTACATTTGTTAAAACTATGTCCTTTTCGATAGTACTCATATGTTGAACCAGTTGTTACAACTCTATATACATTAGCATCAGGATCGTCCGCAAAGCTAAATTCAGTGCCTTCTTGAGATATATAATTAGCAAATGTTCCTCCTTCATTAACATCAGTTGAGTCGTAGTTAAAACCATCTTTATTTTGAACTCCAAATTGTATTCTACCTAAGTCTCCACCTATTACAGGTGGAATATTACCACAACCACTTGGGTCTCCTTGATCTAAAGCTGTTGGTTTGTAATACGTTGATGATCTGACAGCATCTCCATCATCAATAAAATCATCACTGCCCTCACTACCGCCAACACTCATTACTACTTTTCTAGCTCTAGCTCCATCGATAAATATCCTTGCATTAATTCTAGGTCCAGCGTTTTGCTTAAACCACCTCCAATACTCTTTTGTTTCGTCCGCTCTATTCAACCATGTTGTAGTTGGGTCTCCCGCGGTTGTTGTTCCCTCGTCGCCACCTTTGCAACCCAATGCAAACCATCTAACTTGGTTTTCGTTTTCAATACCGTTATCTTGGTTGCTTGTTATAGCAGCTATATTTGCGCCATTGGGGTTACCACCGGTATCGTCTCCTTGTGCTGCAACACCACTATCGTCTCCCCATGTATAATCTTTTCTTGGACCTGTTAAGCCAGGATTTGTTCCAACTGTATCTATATAAGCTATATTGTATGTCGCTATAGGATCGTAATCTTCGCTACCTTCAGTATATTTTAGTACTTTCTTTTCTAAAACATCATCTCTTTGTAATTTTACAAAAAACTTACCATCAAATTCAGGTTTATTTTCTACTACATCTTCTTTAAACTCTAAAAAATACTTTATACCAGTAACAGTATTACCAAAACCCGAGGCAACAAACTTGTCATACATGTCGGCGTCTTCACCAAAGGGTTTACTCCAGTGAACCCTAGCCCAACCATCATCATCTGATTTTTTATTTTTAAAATGTGTACAAACAACCCAACCACTATGCTTAACAGCTCCATCATCTCCAATACTCGCAACAACTCTAACATATAAAGTTCCTTGTTTTTCGTATGTTGATAGAAACCCGTCCCAATCTCCAGCTGGGATTTTTAATGATGTTTCTTCCATTAACTTTAGCGGAGATGTTGTTTCTGGTGTGGGTGAAGCCTCTAAAAACATAAACTCCCAGGAACCCTCTAACAATGGAACTTTACCCATTATTCTTCTATCTATCTTTATATCATCTGGGGCTTCATTTTCTATCGCTATAACCTTATACCTAGCATCTTCTAAAACAGGTATTTCAGTGCCATGTTCATTTTTTAATAGTAAATAGGTGTCTTGTGTTACCTTATTTCTATCAGCTGAATTAAACGAAACCCAAACGTTACCATCTTCAGCGTCATACCACTTATCCATTACCATGTTATAGTATTCGTTAGATGTTTCTTTAACGTAATACTTAACGTAATCCATCCATTCTTCAGGTATACCTGCGCTACCAGTTGGACTCTCCCACGTTTGTGTTAATTCAAATAAGTTTTGCTTGTCTGCTAAAGACTTGGGTATATTAACATCTGGATCAGCTACTACGTAATCATCTGGATTATCTACATTAATGTAACTTGGTGATACAACAGGTGTTTCTCTACCATATTTATCTCCAAATACTAAACCAAATTTATATTTTCTAATTGACTTTACTGATTTTTGAGGAGCTGTTATTGATGCTGTTGACAAACTTTTTATTGTTTGCCCCAACCCAACACTATCCCTTATAGAATAACCTTGAGTATAATTACCATAAACCAATCTATTACCAACAATTTCTTGAGCTTTAGCATATCTAGGAACATTATCCCAAGCTCTTAGTGTTTGATTTGCTGGCAAAGCTTTGTGTATCATTTCTGAAGTTATAGAAAATTTACCAAAAACATTATTAGTGTTTACGTTAGATGGTGTAAATAAATCCCATTCTGGATCTCTTTTTCTAGTTACAGTTTTAACAACATAAACATTAGGTTCATTTGCTCTTTTGTACAATATGTCTACAGCTTTAACGTCGTCTGGCCTTGTTCTAATATGTGGTATAAAATCTTTTATAGCTAACTCTCTCAAGTTATTTACCATACCTAGATTGTAACCCTTTTTATGTGTATAGTCAAAGTTACCAGGCAAGAAAGCTAATTCAGACCAAGGACCAAAACTAGAATACTCACCATCTTCATAGAGATACCTATAGGCAAATCTACCAAGTTTTAATTCAAATAGTGGTTTAGATTGTTGTAGTGAAACAGTATACATTGGAACTGTTTCTGGGGCTGCTTCTAATGATCCGGTAACAGAAAGTATAGTTAAAGATATAGACAAACCACCACCACCAGCGGTGTTTCCTGAATTAGCAATTGTTCCATAAGAATCTCCTAATGATATGTTGTCAATAGTTCCAACGATAACAGCTCTTGGTCCCGTTGTTTGTTGGGTGAATGTTAATATATCATTTATTCTATAATCAGCGTTTGCCCACACCATACTATTTATTGTTAACTCAACTCCTTGCTCTACCATAGGGGTGTCATCGTCAATTTGATCATTTGTTGACGTAAAATCAAATTGTATGTTTTGAAATGTTGTTGATGTTTCTCTAGTTGTATTACTCATTTCTAGAGTTGGAGCCGTTCTAGGCGCTTTACGTATAACTGTTAAATGCTCTTCTTTTAAAGCACTATTAACACTTGGTGATATAGTATATTCTAAATCTGTTAATTCAACCAAGTTGTCTCCAGACGAAGGGTCTTTCAACATTAATCTAGTGTGAGCTCTTAATCCAGATTCTCCTTGTTGATAAGAACTACCCTCTTTACATCTTTTAATATTTACCTTTTTTGGCTCTGTTATATTGTCTGTCCAAAACAACATACCATCCATAATATTAATACCTGTTATAATAAGAGGTCTATTTGTTTTAGGGTCCGTGGAGTTGAACTTTAATACACTATCTCTAGACGTTTTCACAACTAAACCTTGAGAAGCGTTAGCTGGAAGATTAATAACTTGTACATCGTAAAGTGATATCGATTGATTTGCTCCAGAGTATTGTATGTTTTGTATAACAGAATCAACAAGTACAATTTCACTTGTTATATCAATTACTTGAAACCTCATTCCTACCTCATATAGAGTTGCATCTAAAACCCTAAGTTTTTGCCAAGGTTCATCCCAACCACCATCAAGAGGTTGAAGTGATCCATTAGGACTACTAGTAGATCCAAATACCATGTTGTAACTTGTTACAGTTCCATACCAGTCAACAACAACTGGCGTTGATGTAGCAGCTCCAGTTGCAAAACCAGAATCAACTTCTATAATACTATTAACAAAATAAGCAACACTATCGTCTTTAGCAATAGCTTTCATCTGAGTGTTTGTTAGTGCTGATAAATTTGCTCCAGCTACTAAATGATATGATTTGTTATTTTTTTCGTCAGCGACACTAGCTATAATATTTGATAAAGGTAAAACATTCGCTGCGTTACCCACATTAGTAAAAGCTTTACCAACTTCTATATTACCCTTTAGATTTTGTATGGTACCAACCTCTCCAACGCCTCCACTATCAGCATCAGTAGTTCTGACCTGAATGTTCATAGCATCCCTATATTGACCGTTAGGAACAAGTCTCTCATCGAGATCTTTGTTCATCTTTCCGTCCTGAAAAGTATGTTTAATCTCTGGCATAATATTATTTTATTTGTTTACTTATCCCCTTAAGAACTTGAGTGAATTCCTCCATTTTAATATTAGATAATCTTATTTTTGCCTTTCTAGTTTCAGCAAATCTTTCTTTTTTAAATCTTTGAACTATATACTCTGGTATATTTGATCTAGTTGAAACTATACCATGAGCTATCCACTTGTATACAGCTTCTTCAGCAAACTTATGAACAACCATTTCTTCATCTGTCCCTACTCCATCACTAACATATTTTAACACGATTGTTTCCCCAGCTAATGCAGATCCAAAGTGAATCATTCCTCTTAATGAATCTATATAGAAAGAACCATTTGTATGAGCGTGCTGTGGATCTAATCCATATCTTCTACCCATCATATCTATTTCAACGTCAGTTGAATCATTTTGTTTAAATGTATCATTTATAGTTTGTGATTGATAACCAGTCCATGTTGTGCTTGAATTTTCTTCTTGTAAATCATTACCAGAGGCTGTACCAGAGCTAGATGTTGCCACCACAATACTACCCGTTCCACTACCATTCGAACCATTAGCTTTTCTAACAGTTTCGGTAGGGGTAGAAGACATAGTTTCTTTATAAACTATAGTAACTGTTGCCGTGGTACCAGCATCAGAATATGTAGCCGTGTGATGACCAAATTCATTTATAGCGTTAGCTAATCTAAGTGCAGATCCTCCAGGTGTTGTACCATCTACATCTATTCCCACAACAAATCCCTCTCCAGTGGGGTTTGTGTATTGATTAAGATTCGTACTATCTTTGTCAAACCTAAAGTGTATTTGAGCATCTGCTCCACTAGCATTTTTGTAATACAAAGTGTAGTAGTCACCATCTGTAATCAAAGCCTCTACAGGTATAGTTATACTAACGGTTCTAGGTGTAAACCCAAAATCATAATTATGTGAAAATGATCCAGGTTCACCATCTTGTTTTATTGGAAACGGATTAGATGTCCTACCCGTTGGATATAGAGTTCTTTCAATACCATCCGTACCCACTCTAGCTACTTTAGTGTAGTTTACATAGTCTTGAGGGAGTACCATTTTTAATGTATTAGGAACTGTTATCTCTTGAGATTTAAATGATCGCAAGACATCATAAGATAATTCTTGTATTGCGCGTAAGGCGTGAAATCTAATAATATGATCTTCTGCTTTTTGAATTATTTTATTATTACCAACATAAAGAATTGTAAACGCATCTATTATATTTTGTAAAGTAACAAATTGATACTTACCATAATTATCACTTACATTATAGTAGGCTCTTTGAGTTTGACCGTCTAGTAATCCCATAATTAATTATTTTTTTCTACGTTCATAACTTGTTTCTCTTGTGCTGCCGCCTGCATTAAATCCGCTCTATACAATGTTATACCAGCATATCCTAATATCTTATTTGTTAAATTTTGCATTTCAGAAGGATGTAGGAAGAAGTGCGTAGAGGCGGTTGTATTGAATAGTGCTTTATCATTTACAACCACATAACCCCATTTTGGAACTTGAGGTTCTTGATAATAATAGCAATTAACATTAATATTGGGTAGAGCTGGGGAAAAATTAAGCCTTCTTGTTCCATCAGTACTACCTACAGCGGTATAATAAGCGTATACGCGTTTGTGTTTAACTGGAAGTGTATCATCTGCATCAGATGGTTTTGTTAGTGGATGCCTTGCTAAACGAAGTAAATCGCTTTTGTCATCAACTAAATCAATTCTTACATCATTTCCATCGTCTGTAAAAGAACCTCCTATATACATTGCATCAATAAAAGCAACCTCATGAGGCACTATAGCTGTCGTAGTAATACTACTAAAAACCGCAGTAGCTTTATGAAATTGAAGTTTTTGATTCAACATCTCTTGTTCATCAGAGTATTTTTTATTTGTTTTGGGTTTTGATGCCAATGTTTTGAAATCATCAAAATAACTAAAAAATATTTCGTTTGAAGCTTTTTGAGCATATAGATTAAATTCTTGAGGTGTTATATAACCTCTTTGCTCTTTGTTAGATAGGGATAAAACTTGTTGATATATAGTATCTATGTTAATCATTGCTTATTGTTTTATAAGGAAATTGGTTATTTAACCACTCCTTTCGTTTGTTACAACCACAGTCATCTACACCTATAGCTCTTGCGGCTATCTCAGTTAATGTTTTAATACCTGTTGCTGTTGTTATTTTTTCTATATCGTCTCCTAGACCTTTTGATTCCATATTAATATATTTTACTCTATTATAGTTACATATTAAAGTGAAAGATTAGCCCTAAATAAAAATAGCCACCCAAAATGAGTGGCTATAATTATCTGATTAAAAAGATATATTAACTTACCTTTTTCTCAATAGCTGTCAAGACTTCCATTCCTTCATCTGTTTTAAACCAAGCAGCTAATGCTGAATATGGATGTTCATCAAATGGAACTGTCATTAGTTTTTGACCAGAACTAGCATAAGTAAAGTGTCTATTATCACTACTTAATTTAAGTATTCCAAGCTCAACACATTTAATTCCAACGTTTCTCAAGTATAAGTTTTCGTCATTAATCAATCCCATTATCATTCCAGGTTGATTTTTTGCTAAAACTAATAAATCTCTCTTAATCTCTTTTGAAGACATTTTAGAAACACCTGATCCCTGTTCTGCTCTCAATACCGCTTCAGCCATACCTATATCTAACCCGTTAACAGCGTTCATTGCCTCTAATTCCAATTCAATCCAATCAACTTCTTGTTTTGCATCCTTTTTAGGATTGTACTCAAAATATGAAATATCTTTTTTTGGATGATATAGAGAAAGTAATTTCTGCATATTAACTTTATTTTTAGGAACTCTTAATTCTCCATCTCTAAAAATAATATGCTCTAATCTTTTAACACCTTTCATCTCATCCACAAATAAACTTTTTTGATTAGCTGTTAGTGTCATTTCTCTTTCATAACCAGCTTCTTCATCAAACCATAATAAACGTGCGCTCTTCATTATATATGAAACAGGCTGTTGGCCATTCATTAAATAATAAACTCTATCTCTTATTTCCCATTTATCTTTTGGGGTAGATTTTTTTGTAGTTTTTGGAATATCAGCTGTTTGAATTTCTTCTACGAACGTATCTTGCTGTTGCGTCTCTGTGGACGCTGATTGTTTTTTCTTTGCCATAATATAAAATATAATAAAAATTAATAAATAAAAGATAAGAGGAGCGACTTGCGCTCCCCTAATCTTAAGTAAGGTATTATCCTTTGATTAAACAGAAGTTGTTAGCACCTTGTACTATTAAACATCTTTCTGTTAAGAAGTGCATCTCCATCGCATCTAAGTCAGATGTAGCTGCTCCAACTGAACCAGTTGTCCATGTTTTAAATCTTCGATCATCAGTTTGCGATGCTCTATATCTAACATGTAAAAATGGTCTCTTTAAGTTTCTACCTAACATTTGGTCATAAACTGAAGTTACTCCAGCAGGAACAAAACAACCTCTAATAACGTTTGTGTTATCAGCAACTGTTATAGCTCCTCTTGTTTGGCTATCATTTAAGTATTTCCAATCAGATTTGTAGAAGTCATAAGAACCTCTTCTAAATCCTGAGAAACCTAAATTTAATGCCATGTCTTCAGAGTTGTCAAATACACCATAAGATGTACCACCAGCGCCATAAGAATTTTGCTCAGCTAACATATCATCTATTGCTAGAGACGTGTCTCTATTTAAGAACATCATATATTCCTCAATAGCACCTTGCTTATCAAATTCTTTTAGGATTAAGTCAAACTCATTCATGTTATCCACAGCTGGCGTACCACTACTAGAATCAAGACCGTCAGTCATAATTCCTCTGTCTACAATAGCAGCAAATAAACCTTCACTACCAGCAATACCAGCAGCTACAGTGTTTGTTTCGTTCATTGTTTGAGCTTCAATCATTGCCATTTCGCAGTAATCAGCAAATCTAGTTTTTGTATCACCAGCAGCTTTTAAATACCATAAGTAACCATTTTGTCCATCTTCACCTGAAACTTCAACCCAACCAATTTGAGAAGCATCTGATCCAGAGACCATGTACTTATCTTTCATGATTAGCATCTTGTTAAAGAATGATTTGAACTGTGGTTGAACAGAATCTGCTCTACCTGTATCACCTTTTTTGTATTCAGAACCAACTACTATTACCACTAAGTCCGTATTTATACCTTGACCATTGGTAAAACCAAAAGCCTCACCTAAACCTTCTGCAGCAACTCCACCGTAAGGTATAAGATGTGCTTCACCAGCTGTTGCTACGTCAGCGACGTAAGCTGGTACAGTTTTGTTTTTTGCAGCGCAAGATACTAACACCATATCTCCAACTCTCAACGCGTGAGTTCCTAGGCCATCAACCTCTGAGTTCGCAGCGCTATCACCAGCTTCAGCTGCCACAACATTTGCTTTCAGTTGACATGTGTATTTTAAGTGTAACCTGCCTTGTTCAGACCATGCTACTCTATCTGCAGTTGAAGGCTCTTCAGCCCCAACCATTTCAAGAAACCCTGAAACTGTTCTATTACCAAACACTTCGGCTTCTTTTTCCATTAAATCGGGTAAAAATTGTTGTGCCCACGCATTACCACTTGCCGAGAAATCTATATAGTTTCCATCGGTAACTGATTTTTGTTTAATTGGGTTAGGCACACTATTAATATTACCCCCTGTACTAATTGCCATATCTAATTATTTTAAATTGTTATTTTCTTTTTTTAATTCTTAACTTTAGATCATCAGAGGTATTACCTAAAACCTTATATGTAACTCCGCCAACATTTGTTTCACCGTGAGTTTGTCTTGGATCTAGGTTTATATTTTTATCTTTAGCAACCTGTCCTTTGATTGCATCAGCTTTACCTTGCTCATAAAAGTGCTTGGCAACAGCATCCGCATTCATAGCAGTAAATAAAGACTTATGGTAACCAGCGGCATCGCTAATGGTTCTTTTATCTTCTCCAACAAACTTGTTTACGAAGTTATTTAAATCACTTTGGGTTTCCTTTACTTTATTTGCATCCTTAACATTAAACCGAAATTTCTTGTCTCCAACTTGATAATCAAAACCTTTGAAATTCTTGTTGAAAACACTATCAGTTTTTTGTCTAAAAGATTTAGTAGTAGCTTCAGTTAATTTTTTTTGTCTCTCTTGATCTTTATTGTGTCTATTGAAAAAATCCATAGCTTTTTTAGCCTCAGGTGTTAACCTTGAACCAGCTTTGATATCTTCATAGTATTTAGACTTTTGCCCGTCTAAGTGGGCTCTAGCCTCGGCAACTTGCTCTTTGAGGGCTATCTTTTTTTTCTTTATATCATTAGCATCATCCTCGTCTTCATTATAACCATATCTTTCTTGTAATATAAAGTTTCTTTCTTCTGGATTTAAATGAGGTTTTGTAGTTCTATAGTACTCATCTAATACCTCAGAGTCATCTAATTTAGATATATCTCTGTTTAAATTTACGTAGTCTTGCAAATCTCCACCTGTTTCCTCCATGAATTCTACAACTTTTTGTAGCTTTTCTGGTAAAGGATTTCCTGTTTCTTCGGCTTCAGTTATTGCCTCTTGAATTTGCTCTTGAACCTCTTCGACCTCTTCATCAGTAACCTCTTGTACAACTGGAACTTCTTCTGCTACAGCTTTTTCTACCGACTCGACAACCTCTTCTGTTTTAGGTTCCTCATTGACTACGACCACCTCGTCTTCTTTAGCGGGTTCTTCTTCAACCTCTTCGCTTTTTTTAACTGGTGGTTTACTTAAATCTACCTTTATAACGCTATCATCTCCAGCGCTTTCAAATTTAGATTCATCTATATTGTTTTCAACAACCTCTTTTTTAGGTTGTTCGACTGCTTCCTTAACAGTCTCTTTTTTTTCTTTTGCCATAATAAAATTTTATAAAATATTAAAAATTAAGAGATTACCGCTTTATGTTGGCATCCCCCGTAATTATATCATTACCTGATGATTCAAAGCTTTTAAGTGAATCATCCTCTCTTTTTTGCTCCATTAAGTCTTTTTGATGGTTAGCTTGTCTATCAACCCTTTGATCTTTTCTATCTTCTTTCATTGCCTCTCTAGAACTATTATTCTGTATTTCCAAAGTTTTTATTTGAGAATTAAGATCAAATTCATACTTCATTAATTCTTTTTTAACAAGTGCTTCTTGTCTCAAGTATTGTATTCTTAAACTATTCTTAGTAGATTCTAGTTCTATTTCGGATTGAACTTTCTGATCATTCTTTTCCATTTCAGATTGAGCTGCAGCTTGCTGAGCTTGTATATTCGCGTTAGATTGAACTTGTATATTTTGCTGTTGTATCTGCTGATCTCTTTGCATCTTCTTTTTCCTCTTAACTTTAAGAAGTTGATTTGCTAATTTAACATTTCTAACATTACGTAAATCTATAGCATCATCTAAATCTATAGATTGTTGAGCTAGTGCAGCTTGAATATTATTTTCCAGTATAGCTTTTTCCTCCTCATCGGGAAGTAATTCTATGAATATACCAAAATCATGTAAGTGTAATTCTTTTAGTTCTTCTAACGTTGCTACGTTATGAGCGCCAATAGCTCTTATAAACGCATCTTTTGTGGGTGAGTATTCCACTATATCTGCTATACGTAAAGACAAACACTCCGCAGCTTGTGCTGTTAAAAATAAAGATGATTGCAGTATATGTCTAGTTGCTGTATTTGAATTGGCAGCTGCTATTTTTTGAACACCCACCAAAGCGTTTCTATCTGGTGTACTAGCGTCTCTAGCTTCGTTTAACCCCGTTACATCTCTTATCATTTGTAAGTAGTAGTTGTAAGTTGTAATTAAACTTTGTATTTTATTACTACCAGCTCCGCTTTGAATTTGTTGAATCGGTACTTTACCTGGATTCATATCACCTTCTGAGGTAAAACTTCTACCGATAACAGAACCAGTTTGGAAGAACATGTTTAAAGCTTCTTGTGGATTATAGTTTGTTCCATTACCAAGATCAACTTCAGCTAAACCATCAGCATCTAAGTAAACTCCATCTGGTACCATTCTTGATAGAACCTGTTGCAATTTTAAATGCGTTAATTGAATCATGTCAGCAAAACCAGTTATTCTACTAACTACAGATTCAATTTTACCGTTATACATTCTAGGTGCAACCATCTGGTAGTTCATTTTTACTCGACTAAAATCAGATTCCGATCTCATCATATTAGGTGCCATTCTCCATCTTAACAACTTATCTGTTCCAAGAACATAAACACCTTCATATAAACACTCTATAACTCTTTCTAATTTACTAAATTCACCTTCCATTTCAGGTGGTGGATTAAATGATTCATCTTTTTCAATAACCTTTTCAGCTCCAGTGCCTGTCTTTTTTAGTTTGTAAACATTATTTGAATGAGTTTTATAGTTAAAATACATAACGTGTATTTTATTTTTATCTCTACTAGCTCTTGGGCTTGCTGGATCACTAGATGTGTTGGTTATGGATTTTATATCCTCCTCACTTAACTCAGGGAATTCTTTCACTAATTCATTTATTGGAATTTCTTTAACCTCACCAATATAATATATATCGTCAAAATAAGGAGATTCAGTGTACGAATACACTAGGTTTGCAGGATCAACATATTGAACTCTAGCTCCGTCACTCCAATCAAACGTGGTTTTTGTAGCACCTATACCTATAGTACACAGGTCGTATAGACATCTTCTTCTAATTAAGTCATAATCACTACCTTCTAATAAAACGTTTAAAGCTTGCTCCTCCGCTAATTCCACCGCTTGCTTGTATGTTAGTTGCATGTGTAATGCTAACTCTTCTTCTGTGTCTGGTAAAACCTCTCTATCGTTTTCATATAAATCTACTCCAAATTGTGCCTTAGCTAATTCATTATACTGTTTAGCCCTAATATCTCTAAGCATAGATTCCATATACTCAGTTCTCTGACTAACTCCATATGCATCTTGAGAAAAGCAATTTATTTCGTATGATCTTTGAGCCATACCATTTACCACTATGTCTACAAATTTTGGAACAATTGGAACTGGTTTCCAATCTAAATTAAGATAAGACAAGTCACCATTTATAGATAACTCGTTTTTATATTTTTGAATAGGTTGTTCACCTCTAGCATACAACCTTAATTTATGAAAATTATTTATATTACCAGTAAACTTAGATGTAGCACCAGAAAACCACTCGTGCTTTATAGCTCTAGCAACCTCTAAACCGTACTTCTCGCTAAGTTTTTCTAAATCACTAACCGCTTGTGACGGAAAATTTATAACAGACTCTGCCATATTATTGTTTTATTATTGTTGATTGAAATCCTTTATTACTATATTTTGATATCTTTAGGTTTAACGGTGTTTTAGTTTTATCTGGATTTGGTTTGTATAAATGCCTATTGCAAGCCATTATCGCTAATCCAGAACTTATTGAAGCATCATGCTTTGTTCTTTTATTTATGTCAAACTTTGACCAATCATTCAGAGTGTCATTAAAGTACATGTTACCATATGATCCATCTTGTACTAATCCAACATGATCGTTTATATACATTTCAATAGCAGCTGCATGAGCTTGTTTTATATCTTCACTTGAGTTAGGTATTCCACCTACCTCCTTTTCTGCTATTGATAATTTATTCCAAACCTTATCTGGTCTATTCATACTAAAAGCTCTATAACCTCTTCTTCTTAAATAGTATAACAACCTAGGTTTATTATTCTCTGCTAGTAGCGGCATTCCGTAAAATACTAATGCCATTAATACATCTTCAAAAAATATCTCAGCTGTTTGAGGTCTAGCTATATATTCTAAAAAGAATGTGTTAGCTGGAGCATCTTCCATTGAAAACTTAGTTAATCCATGTAAAGCTCCTTTCGATCCTCTAGCATCCACTGTTCCAGATATATCATATGAATCACAACCGAATGAACCCATATGTTCGTTACCTGGATGTTTTACGCCATTTTTTAAAATAACGTTATTTTGTAATCTTTGCCCTGGTATCCAACTTACTTTAAATCTACCATTTGGATCTGGATTAAATGTTACTTGAGTATCTTTAATACCATTAATCCACTGAAAATTTCCATGCGTTAGTACAGATGAATTTCTATTACCCTCGTTATAATCTATTTGTTCATATATTTTAACTAAGTTAAATAAACTATTACCAGTCTCATCTCTAAAAGCATGTTCCTCTGTTCTTGGAAATTGACGATAAAATTCATTTAAAGCATCTTGATCATCTTTTAATCCCTCAGCTTCATTATCCCAGTGATCTATAACTCCGCAATCTATTTCTAATCCATGTGGATCAAGTGCTGGTTCTTTCGGAGTATTGAATACAGGTTGTCCGAATTCATCAATGAATCCCTCGTAATTCCATTCCATAGGAATAAACAAAGAATATAACCCTGACTTAGTCTGTCCATTTCTGTTTCGCTTGGTAACATCTGAATCATAGTATAGATTTTTAAAATTATCTCCACCCTTATCTAATGCATTACTTGTTGATCCCATCATGCATTTACCTATAATCCTACTACCTAGTCGTAAACAAGTTTTTGTAACTCTCCAGTTATTTTTTATATTATCAGGTCTCTCCCATTTACCACTCTCATCATGTACTAATAAAGAAAGCTTTTCTCCATCATAACTATTGTCACCTGTGTTTTTCCAATCAATAGTTGTATCTAAACCCTCCATATCATCTTGTTCCTCTCGTTCTCTCATTTTTTTACGAGTAAACTTCTTCGCTGGAACTCTATATGCTAGTTCTGATTTTGGACGATCCATACCATCTTGTATTGGTTTAAAGAAAAACGGGTAGTTTAAACTAATTGGAACAACTTTGTCTGTAAACATCTTCTTAGCATCGGCACCTGTTTTAGATAGTATACCAAACCTACTATCACTTGCTAATGTAGCTTGATGAACCGTTTCAGCTGAACTCATAAAAGAAAAACCAGAACGTCTATTTTTTAAATAACACATTCCATAACTTCTTTTGTCTGCTTTACAAGCTTCCCAGAATATAAAGAATAATCTATTTGCTTCTCTAAAATCCGGAGCACCAACATCAATCTTACTCCATTGTAGATACATGTAGTGTGTGCCAGTTATATAGGTTGGTTTACCATTATTCATAAACCAAAATCCCTCTTCTCTTCTTCTAAACTCTTCATCTATGTATCCATAATGTTTTTCTTTAAAATCATCTGGATAATCTTGCCAATCAAATACTGTTTTTATTCTTTTAAAATCTGGGTTAGCAGGGAATTGTCTCCATTTCTGCTCTTCTTTGTTTTTGCTACAAGAATATACTTTTTGAGGTTGTTTTGGTAAAGCTATTTTAAAACCCTGTATTTCAAGGATTTCACCTATCATACCGGTTTTAGATATTACAACAATATCATTTTCTTTATTGTAACCATATTCCCACTTTTTAGACTTGTTAAGTCTTTTTATAGTGTTTGATTTTACGGGTTCTACAACCTTATATAACGTCTGTTGATACATTACTTAGATCTTCCTTCTGCAAATCCTTTAAAAGTATTCTTCTTTTCTTCTTCTATAGGTTTACCCTCCAACATACTATCTTCTTCGTGGATTCTGTTTAATATTTCAAAAGCATCGAATATGGCTAACTTCTTTGTAGCCGCTGCATTCTTTAGTCTATCAGCTGATATATCTTCGTCTGAATCGACTATTTCTTCTCTAGCTACCTTAATTAGTTCTTCAACCGCTTTGTGTCCAGCTTGGATTATATTCTTCTTCGTTTCCTTGATATTCATATTTAATTGTAATATATTTATTCATAACTCTATATAACCTCTCTCCATCAACCATAAATTCAAATTCATCACCTGGAGAAAAACCAACTAGAGTACTTCTTTCAAAAGAACCGTCACTATATTTCACAACACCTATCAATGGTCTTTCTACTTCATCACTTAAAACATCTATTGATTTTAGTGGTTTAACAAAACTAAATCCCGGTGTAGACACCCACTCCCCCATTTTAGATTTATAAAGAAATATTTGATCACCTGTGACAAAGTATTTATTATCTTTAAAAAAACATCTACTGTTTTTCTCCCTACCTTTCATATCATGCCATCTTCTAAAGACGTTGTGATGCACTATTACTTCATCACCCACATTTAAAGGTGATTGAAATAATAGTGGAGTAGCGATTACTTTTGCTAATCTATTTATATATTGGTGATTAAAAACCTCTGTATTTAATATCAACTCTTTTTCACCAACTTTTGTAGAATTATTATAACGTTCACCAATAGGTGATATTATAAAATCTTTATAAGCTCTCATTAGTATTCTAGATTATACTCAACTGATATAGCCATGTTTTTGTTAAAATCCTTCCAAGGTATAACTATATCTTCTTTTTTTATATAAATAGAATACTTATCTTCTCCCTCCATTATATCACTTATAGTGTGACCTCCATAAACCTCTTGACCAACGGCATAATGCATAGAATCATGTTTATAATCCTTACCTATGGTAATTTTCCTTATAACACTATTTTGTATCCCCATTTTCACTAGGCCAATTTATTGTACCATCTAATAGATTAACGTCAAAAGTACCATACTCTTTAACAAGAGTTTGCTGCATTAATGCTATCTTGTCTTGTGCTGCCGCTAAATCATGAAGCGCAGCGTGCTTCTGAGCTTCTATTTTACCTACGTTAAACTGTAATGTGTTAACTGAATTTACTATAGATTGAAGACTTTCTAAATGTTCTTTAGATATTTTTTCTTTTCTAGCCTTCAACTCTATTGTTTTTGATTTTTTTCCCATTATATTATATTAAATTAAAATTATTTTCCTTGTTGTCCCTCGTTCTTCTTTGACGATCCGCCAAAAAAGAAATCAACAACCGTATTAACCTTAGCGCTCATCGCACCAAATATTGTAGAGATAAAACTTATCTCAAATTCTCCTAGTTCTAGATCACCCATCACAAAGTATCTAAACATCATAAAGCTTAAACCGAAGTACGCGAGTGTAAATAGCGATGCAAGTACCTTTTGAATAAGTGCATCGTCTTTGTACATATCTCTAGCGCTCTTCCTGTCTTCGACTTCTTTTGCGAATGCTTCTCTTTCAGCTTCGAGTAGCAACGTTTTAAGAGCGAGTTTTGCTTCATCTCTTTCTTTGTCTGTTGTAATAACTTTATCAAGTATACCTTCTGCATTATCTACTACTTTGCTGAATAAACCACCTACTAATTTTCCTATCATCTTTCATTATCTTTTATCATATCATCGATAGACTTATTCATTACCTTATCGGTGTATGATTTGTTATTAAAAAACACACTCTTTTCTGATGTAGGTATATCTTCCTCTCCTAATAATATCCGATATATTCTACTAATTAAGTGTGAGCATTTAAAAGAGGTTTTGAATACAGAGTATTTGATGGTTGTTCTATTTCTGTGTCTCCACGTTTCTATCCAACCATTCCTCTTTAGTTTCTCCCAACGGTTCTTATCCCAACTCATGGTATATGTTCCGTCGATAAATTCATTTCTTGTGAAACGTCCCTTGCAATCTAAATATATTAAGAGTTCAAGGTCTGCGTCTGTTAAACCATAAGTCTTACAGGCCCATTTTCTAACGAGCCTGTAATACTTAAGGATTTGTAAATCACGAAGATCGTGACTAGTTAACTTCATTACGAAGTAGCATAGTCAACAGTAATCGTGTTTACAGCTGTAGCTTCTGCTACGTAAACTCCATCGATATCATCAGCGATAACAACAACTCTACCTTTTCTACCAACACTAGCGTTAGCAATAGCAGTTGAGATGTTCTTAACTAGTATAGCTGATTTATCATTAGCACAGTCAAGTTTCACCTTGTTAACAGCAGCTTCACTAGAAATACCGTTATCAAAATACAACATCACAAAGTCATTATCAGCATCAATACAGTTTAACCAAGACGCAGGAACGCACACAGCATCCTCTGCAGTCTTTCTAAAATATAACATTGTTTCCATATTGTTTATAATTTTAAGATTAATAATTCAGTTCGTTTTAGATTTTACGTTTATTGTTTATAGTTTTATGGTTTATGTTTAATCTACAATAATAGATATTACATACTTTTAGTAAATAGTAACTATTCAACCAGCACTATGTCTCTCATGCGTATTACTCTATACATGCTGTCATTATAAGCTATATCGTGACCAGCGTGTCTATCATAATATATTACATCGTCCTTTTTAACAACTAACACATCATTTCCAACAGATATAACATTTGCTTTTTTATACCTATTCTCCTCATCAACCTTATCTGTCAGTATTAATCCCCCAACTTTTTTTGGCCCTTCTTTTATTTTATCTACTATTACGTATTCGTTAATTGCTTGCATTTTCTACTCTTACATTTGATATTACACAATCTGCTGACATTACGGTTAAAGCTACACTTACAGCATTCTTAAGTGCGGATTTGGTTACAAGTACTGGATCCATAATTCCACTATCAATCATCTTCACAAAACTACCATTAATTACATTGCAACCATAACCCTCTTTCATACCAGTATTAAGTTTTAATCCAGCGTTATCCATTATGGCTTCAAATGGTGAAGACAGTGCTTTTAATAATACTTGCCCAGCTTCGTCTGTTTTTATTATTTGACCAGCATTCAGCAGTGCTACTCCTCCACCTGGAACAATACCCTCTTGTAATGCTGCTTTTGTAGCATATATAGCATCTTCAACTCTATCTTTCTTTTCTTTTAATTCAACTTTCGAACTAGCACCAACTCTTATTATTCCAACACTACCAGATAACATAGCTAATCTCTGCTCCAACTTTTCTACAAGAAATTGATTCTTCTCTTTAGCTATCATTTTGTTAACGTCGTCTATTCTATTTTCAATCTCATCATTCATTCCTTCTAATGTTAATACAGTATTTTTATCATTAGTTATAGCAAAATCAGCTTCACCCAAGTGTTCTGGTTTCATAAGATCTAAATCATCACCAAGTTCCTCATTGAGCACTGTAGCTCCAGTTAATACGGCTAAATCTTCAATAGCATCTCTTCTAGTAGGTCCAAACCCAGGTGGATCTATTATGTTAACCTTTATATTACCTTTAACTTTATTCATCATTAAAGCCGCTTTTACTTGTTGTGCCACTGGTGCTACTATTAATAATGATTTATTATTTTTAATTACATGCTCTAATATAGATTGTATCTTTCTAACATTAGGTATCTCTGATTGCACAATTAATACTAGTGGATTATCTAGTTCGCATATATGTTTATCTTTATTAGTAACAAAGTGAGGTGATGTTAAGCCGCAATCAAACTGAACACCATCAACAGTTTCAATGGTTGTTTCATCTGTTTCGCTCTCCTCCATAAGTACCACTCCATTTTTACCAACCTTATTGTAAGCTTCAGCTATTATATCACCTAACTCCTTATCATTATTACAAGATATCGAGCTAACTGATCTAAGCATATCACCTTCAACATCTATAGCTATATTGTTTAAATAGCTAATGACACTATCTAGTGTTTCATTTACTCCATCTTTAATTTCTCTGATTGTAAGACCATCTGCGATTGCAGCGTCTATTTGTTTGATTAATGCTTCAGCTAGAACTGTAGCAGTTGTTGTACCATCACCAGCCTCTCGAACTGTGTTTTTAGCAGCTTCTTTAATTAGGGTTGCTCCCATGTTTTCAACCGGATCATATAAGACTACGCTTTCCGCAACGGTTACTCCATCTTTTGTTATGACCGGTTTGCCCCTCCCATCCTCGTAGACTACGCACCTTCCTGATGCACCTAAAGTGGATTTAACGGCTCGGGCTAATTTATTAACTCCTGATATTATTTTATCTTTGGCTTCACCTCCAAACGCGAGGTTCTTCACCAATTCACTTGGTAAGTTGTATTCCATATTATATTAAATTAAATTATTGTTTTGGTTTGTAGTTTACAAGCTATATAAAATATCTTCTGTGTTTTTTATATCTTGTTTTATTTTATTTGCTTGAGTAGAGTTCCATTGAGTGTTTCTTAGATTTTTTTTCAAATCTCTTATTTTCATCAACAACTCTTGCTTTTGGGTTCTTATGTTTCTTATGTTCTCCTCTGGCGTAGCTTCTTCAGTATATGGATTAAGATACTTAGCTATCAACTCGTGTTGACTTCCTCCCTTTCTCCATCTAGCTTGATCTGCTCTTCTTATTACATCAAGATCGTTACTAGAAACTTTACCATCTTTATTAAAATCAAACTCAAGTTTAATTTTGTTCTTCTTATTTTTACGGGAATCAGTGGAGCATTGTCCACCTGCGCAATCACTTTTAAGTGGGGAGAACCCCTTCATTGTAAAACCCATAATTTATTATTACTTATTATTATTATATTCTACCTTTTCTATTGTATTTTTTTATAGTTGCCTCATCCCAATTTGCTCTACTATGAATTTGTTTAGTATTAGCAGCGGAATTACTCTTCTTTAGATTTCTAACACCAACTCCTCCAAATAATCTCATATCAGCAATACCTGGTTTATATGTTGCTCCATCTCTTTTACCTCCAAATAATTTTGCCCAAAGACCTTTACCGCTTTCTATCTTTTTTCTAAACTTACTTTTCTGGCCTTCTGATTGTTCTTCGATCCTACGAGTTACATTGTATTCGTTCTTAGGTATTTTATAAACCCTATTTTGATTATTAAATAATGTAAACGGGGAAAACCCTTTCATTTTAAATGCCATAATTATTCGTTTTCTGCTTGAATAGCTGATTGTTCCCATGGGTGATCTGGATGACCCTCAGGTAATCTACCCGCTGGTCCATCAATTACAGCCTCACCATCTATAGTTCTTCTAAAATATACATTACCTTCCCAAGCAACCCAATTTTCACCATAAGCAGCTTTGCCAGACTCCATATCTTTCATGTGCTGCATTTCATGCTTTATAGCTCTATTATATACTTCACTTCCTTCTGGTATATTAGAATCAACAACTATGGTACCGTCATTGTTGGCTTCAGCCACAACACCTTTTCTTAGGTTACCTTTTAATATAGGTGTACCATAGTTTCTTTTCTCATTACCTAACTTAAACATTACGCTTTTCTTTTAGCAAATCTTTCTGCGTCAGCAAAAGCTTTTTTTACTACACGTGTATTTTTAGCTTCAGCAATATCTGACGCTGTTAACTGCACACTACCAACTGCTCCACCCATAATTTTTGAATGAGCTATTTTCATTGCCTCTGCTATTAAAGTGTCCTTAGCATGTCTAGCAGCTCTTGCTTGAGGAGAGTATTCACCCTTAGAACTTGTTTGAAAAGGTGATTCAATTTTTTGTGCAGGATTTCTATATCTAGTTTTCAAACCCTTTCTATAGTCTTCCCTACCTTTGTATTTGTGTTTTAAAGGTGTACTCATGTTACTTTCTTTTATATGTTGATCTTAATTTATTTAAATCATCTTGGTATTTGTTCCATTCTACATCACTCCCACCAGACGAACTACCGTGTTTATCACTATATGCTTTTTGTAAAACGTTGATTTCTCTGTCAACAGCATCATTAGATTTAGAATCACGATCAATTACAGTTTTTGTTGGAGTATTATTTGCAAGTGGTGGTTTAGTTGGCTTGCTGCCTTTTCCACTTGATTTAACTTTTGATCCACTTGATTTAACTTTTGATCCTAATTCTTTACCTTTTTCTTCTAAACCATCAACTAGTTTGTATGGTGAATGACCAAAGAAGTTTCTATTTTTACTCATAGTAATTTTTATTTAAATGTTTTGACCACTTTCGGTCCTTTAGTGTACTCTAGTTTTTTACTGAAATGCTCAACACTCTTTTCAACAGCCTGTTCAGCACCTTCCAGCGTTTCTCTTCTGGTTATATCAACCCAAGCATCATCCTCATTAGGTTTGTTAACCTCTGTTTGGTAATACCCGTTTGGTAGTTGAGTTATTCTCCAGTTTTTCTTTTCGGCTAAATGTTTCCATTCATCCATTTGTCTTTCTGTAATTTTTGGTTCAGTAGTATATGCACTACTTTTATAGTATATGTATGTCATATCGGTTTATTTTAATTGGTTATTTTTTAGTTTTATACTTTACCGGGAACTGAATAAGCATTAAAGCCTTCAGGATCACCCGCTATTGTTTGAGATTTAGGTCCAGTGTTTGCAATTTGGTCTTTTAATACTGCTGAGGCTGCAGATTTGGTTCCTTTCTTTAATACCGCCTCTACTCCCTCTTCAGCTGTGCCTTTTACTATACCACTTAGGTTTTTACCACCTGGTATGCCAGCAAAAACAGCACTAGTTGTTCCTTGTAAAAATTCTTGTTTTGCTGTATCCCAATCACCCTTAAATCCAGCCCTAACAGCATCGCTATAATCTATACCAGCGCTAACTACACCAGCTACTTTCCCAATAGGTCCAGGTACTACTGATGCGGTATCAGCATATTTTTGAATTTTATCCTTATTACCATCCCACCAACTCTTATCTTCTACAGCTTTTGTTATATTTTCTGTATTTTGTGGAGTTTTTGAAGATTTTATGGATTTTTCGTTAAAAATTTCCTTATCTACGTTTAAATGTTTTTCAGCGTAGTTGTCAACTATAGAAGAAGCTTCTTGTTTTGAAGGAGTTTTAGTCGTTTTCGTAGTTTTTGTCTCCTTCGTGGGTTTCGTCTCCTTTGTTGTAGTTGTTTTTTTAGTGTCTGTTGACTTAGGTTTTGTTGTTTTTTTAGTTGTCGTGGTTTTTTTAGAAGAACTAGTAGGCTTTGTGGGCTTACTTGGTCCTTTACCACTCTTTTTTAGGTCAATTTTAGGGCCTTTACCACTTCCACCTTTACCTTCAAAGACGCCAGACAGCTTATCTTTAACACCTTCAACAGCTTCTGTAGCATCTTTTAGTGGAGAAGGTCCATTTATATAAGATGTACCGCTATTAAAAGGAGTAAATCCTTTCATTTTATAGCCCATTTGTTAAACTTTTAATTATTATTTATGAAACAGCCAGTATTCTAAAACAGGAGTACCAGCACTAGACTCAACAAATATATCACCCGTGTAGTCCCAAGGGAAAAAAGCGAATTCTCCAGCATTTAGAGTAAAAGTTCTTAAAGTAGCATTAGTTGTTTCATCTAAAGCTGTGGTACCACTAGCAGCTGGATGAGTGGGTGTATCACTACCACCACCAGCAACTATACCAACAAGTATTTTGTCTGTACCAGAGGTGGCTGTATGCTTCATGTAGACATAACATCCCACAGATCCTGCTACGTAAGTTGAACCACCAGTTTGATCTGCCATTGTAGCACTACCATCTATTAACTCATGCAGAGTTGTTGAACATGTGTATGTTGCCGCATCTACTCTAGCCGCGGTAAGCGTGTCCGAGTTAGGCTTTGTTGATAGTGATAAGGCTATATCTAGAGGTCCTGGTGTAGCTGTAGCTGAATCAGAGTTACTAGAAATCGTAAGTGTAGGTTTTATTTTTCCCATATCTTAATATTTTATTGAGTTCTTGTAAATACCCATGATTCAAGACCATCTGTTGCTGTTGATGTAATTGAATCCACTATTATATCTGCTGTAAAATCCCATGGAAACCATCCAAATTCACCTGGTTTCAATGTCATTAATCTTAAAGCTGTGTCGTCAGCTTGAAGAGCACCGGTTGATCCAAATCCTATAGCTACATTAACTGATGCGTGTAGATTTTTAACGTACACAAAACCACCATCCGTACCAGCTGTCTCTGTTCCATCAGAGAATGCTGTGTGATCCCATAAAACTGCATGGGTTGTGGTTGGTGATACTATCTTAGTCTGTACAGCTGTAACATCTAAAGAATCAGTTGCACTCAACGTTAACGCTACAGTTAGTGGTCCAGGATCTGTTGTCGCTGAAGACGCATTAGCTGTTAAATTAAATGTTGGTTTTATTTTTCCCATTATACTGTATATTTAAATATTATTACCCTTTTTTTCCAAATAACTCACTAATACTAAACGCATGTAAACTCTTTAGATCACCCGTTTCAGTATCCATATGTTGCTTAGCTCTTGTTACGGTACCTCTTCCCATTTTCTCAGGACCTTTATCCATGAATTTTTCAGAGAATGACATTTTTTTTGTATCGAATGCATCTTTACCTTGAGAATAATCTCTAGGCTTTGATCTAATAACAGGCTTAGCTTTTACAGGAGCCGCCTTCTTTGGTGCTTCCTTTTTGTTTTTAGCGTTATAAGCCTCCATTTCTTTCTTCCACTTATCGTATGCTACAGTATAGTCTTTTGGATTTTTATAATCTTCTTTCTTTGGCTCTTTTGGTGCAGGTTCTTCTCCACCTCCTTTTCCATACTTTTCTGTCCAAGCTTTGTGCTCTTGCTCCCATAGCGCTACTGCTTTATCGTAATCCGCTTGAGTTTTGTATTTTGTTTTATCCATTTTAGGTTTTACTGGCTCTGGTGGAGTTTTTTCTCCGCCTGCCTTTTGCTTATTCTTAAGAGCTTCGCTTAATTTTTTGTTCAAATCTGACATAATGTGTTCTTTTAAATTTATTAATATTCGGCATTATGCCGTTTTATCTTACAATTAAGATAATTACACGGAAGTGATGATATTTACTATGACACTAGGGGTCTACTTATATACTTATATAGGCATATGTCACCGTATTGTAAATATAGGGATAAAGTGTTGCCCCTCTTCTCCCACCCCCGGCCCCCTCCTACGAAAACCCATTTGCTAAACCCAGCCCCCCTTTTCCTTTCTTCATTCCGCTTCTACCTTTCAGCCCCCTTCTATTCCTTCCGTCCCTCCATCCTTCTCCTTCTCTCCATCCCCTTCCTCCATTTATATTTCAGCCATTTACCCTTCCACTCATCCATTCACACCATTTAACTACTATCCATATTGTTACCATTATTATAAATTCCATATTCATTTTATTTAATTATATTATCTATATATATTCGTATCTATATTGCAATTCACTTCACAATTTAATTACGATAATACTTTGATAGTATAATTGAAATTAATAATTAATAACTATATAAAATATACTAATATGTTTTCAATATTTATAACAATAAAAATAATCGATTTAATATTTGCTAATTATTTCGAAAGTATTACAGAGTAAATACGAACTACAATAGATAATAATAATATAATAAATAACTAATAAAATATAATAATATGACTTTAAAAAGATTTGTAATAAGAAAATCCTTAATAGGTAAAAATGAAGTAATAACATTCACAAATAAGAAAGGTGAAGTAGTAAAGTATAATCACGACGATGTGTACAATAAATTTAAAGAAAGATTTGAAAGTATGAATTGCTTTGCTAAATACAAAAACTATACTAATACTAATTGTATGCCAGCATTTTGCCGAGATATGAAGATATCTTAGTAATTTGCTGAAATAGTAGTGTGACAATTGCCTATTACTAATACTTTAGTATTATAACGCTAATGTCACTATATAAAATAACAATTGTGAGTAGAGAGAAGTGGCGGAATAGCAGTTGACTAATTTTATAACAAAAACAAAACTACTACTTTTACAAACTAAAAACGAATAAGTAAAGATAATATAAATATAAATAATGAAAGAGTGTAGAACATGAAGTATTTAAGTAAAAATAAAGAAGAAAGATTACAACAACTATCACTAATAATTCACAATGCGAGAATTTATGGTGTTAAAGTAAAACAAGAATTACTCGATGAGTATAATAAATTAAATAAGTAAATTGTGAGTCGTCACAATATAAATACGAACAAGTGTAGATAATATAAATGTAAATAAACTAAAATATATAATTATGGCGAATGTAATAAATTCAAAGAGATTTGTAGTAAGACAATCTCTAGTCGGTAAAAATGCGACTATAAAAGTAGAGTTCAAAAATGGTAAAACTGCAACTTATAATCATGATAAAGTGTTTTCACTTATGAAAGATAAACTAGAAGCAATGGCATGTTGGGCAAAATACAAGTCGTACACATCAAGTAACAATTTACCTTTATCGGTAAGAAATGAGAACATACAGTAATGGTTCGGAGAAAGTTTAGCCACTTCGAAGTGTTTAAAGTTATACTAAATGCAGTATATATCGCAAGTGGCATTCTCATGTTCTCGATGTTTGTAAGTAATGCTGCAACTCACTTTGGTGCGCATAAAGAACTTACTCCACAAGAATATGTTGAAGTAGATTGTTATAATTGCGACGAAATAGATTAAGTTATATAAAACTATTAACGAAGTGCTGAGTAATTAATAGTGACTTGAGACGTAGTTGACTACATTTAGCGTCTTATAAATAATGCGAATGAGTAAGTAGCGAAGGCGGCTGTAATCCTCTCCGAGTGATGATAATCAAGTGGTTCGAGTCCACAAGCTACTACAAGGTAATTATGGTAAAGCGATACTGATAGCGACCGAATGCGCAGAAAAGCTTAGTGAGTTCGATTCTCACTATTACCACTATGAATATAGAAATAATAATGAGTAATACTTACGGAGTATTAACAAATAAGTGTACTATAGAAGACATTCTTGACCAATATAAAGGTACTGATGCAATGTTCTATGGAAATCCATATGAGCCAACTGTTGAAGATATTTATGAAGTGATAGAATTCTTTGAAAACACTGAAGAGTATAATAAATGTATGGAATTAGTATATGTACAAAATGACATACGAGTAAATAATTTGATAAAAGAATGTATATGAAAAGAAAGTTTTTAATTATCGGATTAGCAATGGGTTCGCTCAGTTTCGCACAAAGTATTGATAATACTTGCACAGCGACGACAACTAAAGGTACAAACTGTAAAATTGTAGTGAAAGTTGGTAATCTATGTCACCATCATGGTGGTGAAACTGTAGCGGATGTCACTGTGAAATCCACTCAATGTACAGCTAACAAGAAAAATACTGATGTTAGATGTAAAGTGAAGACAAAACACGAAAGTGGAATATGTCATCACCACAGAAATTAATAGAAGGTTTAACTTATAAAATTACAACTATGACTTATTTAAGCAAAAATATAGATGGATTAGTGTACTCAGAAGACTTTGGTGGATGGGTAGACGAGCAAGAAATGATAAATTCTAATGAAGAATACAATCAAGAACAAAGAGATTACTATGGAATTGAAGATGAAATTGATGTTTATTTAGATTTCACAAATTAAATACGAAATAGTAAAGATAATATAATAAAATATATAATATGAAAAATAAGATTTTAACAATTGGAATAGCGATATGTTCGCTAGGGTTTAGTCAAGATTGCCCAAAAGATTCAGTTTCTTTAGCTGAATTTAGAAGCAAATATCCTTTTATTGCTTCAGTTGACTCAAATAAAGTGGATACTTTCACTTGTTTGACTCAAAAGCAAGATTTTTACAACTATTTAGATAGTGTTGTAAAAGCAAAATTAGAAGACTAAAACATGGACGAGTAGCTTAACTGGATAAAGCAATACCCTTCTAAGGTATGGAGTGTGAGTTCGACTCTCACCTCGTTCACTATGAAAATTAAAAGAAAAGATATAACAAGTAGAGATCCTTTTTGGAAACTTGCTTCATTCAAGCGAGTTCATAAAAGCAAAAAGACCTATACTAGAAAGAAAAAACATAAGAATAATGAGTAAATTAAAAACAATAACAGTATTAGACTATGAAATTGGCAACGTAATTCAATATAATATTGACAAGTGGGATATAGAATATGAATCTATAGAGAGTTTTCTCTCAACTCAAGGTCATAGAATTAGTAATTGTCACTGGATGGTACACGAAGATGCTACAATATATGTAAAATAATATGGAAAAAGTAAAAACAATGCAAGAAGCATACCGAGTATTTGAATTACTTGGTATCAAAGAGGTCACCAAGGAGTGGCAAAGAAAGAAAGGTACAGAAGTATGGGAATTACCATTCAAAACTATGTACTATAATGGTAGCACAGAAGTTAATAGATTTACTGTTTACAAGAACGGTTACGTTCGTAAAATGGTAGTTTATGGTGAAAATAATGCTACTAAAGGTTGTTATCAACTAAATAGAGTGCGTAAAGTGGCTAGTTTTATTAAAGACTACAAATGGAGTGATTTACATAATTGCTCAGAATGGACTGGTAAATACCGTAAAGTATATAATAATGAGCGAATTATGATAGATAATCACAGAGATCGAGTGGTATATTTGTGTAATTACATACTAAAAAACTACTATAACAAAAATGAGTACTCTTTAGTCGGTGGATATACACAAAAAAGAGTATCAGAAGTACATAGCGAGTGGTGGAGAAACGAAAGAAAAAGTAGTTTAAACTCAGGTCAAGATGTACAAGTAATAATCAACGGACACCGTTATAATTTAAGTTAATATGATAGAAAAATTAAAAGATTTAGAACAAGAAGCGTTAGATAATCTTGACCCAGAAGTATATGATGAAATAACATCTAATGTACTAGGTGAGGGTGAACAGTGGATTTACCAATCAGGATATATAGATGGCTTACAAACAGCAATAAGATTGCTAAGTGAAAATGACTCAAACTTGAGTTATAGTGTAGAAATAGAAGATATCGAGTTCATAAAAGATATATATGACGATGAAGATAATGAAGATTAATATGAAAAAGAAATTAATTATAATAACATTTTCAGTAGTGTCTACTGTTGGATGTAGCAAAAAAGTGGAAGATACCACTTGTGAAGAATATAAAAATGAAATAGAATTGTTACAAAGCGAATTAACAACTATTGGTAGCAAACTAGATTCTATGATATTACTTCATGATTATAGTTTTGTATTCACAAATTAAATACGATAACTCGTAGATAATATAAATATGAAATGCAAATGTAATGAAAATATAATACCAGAAGGACGTTTACGACTCGGATTTAGAGTATGTGTCGAGTGTTCTACCGTCGAAGCTTACGGTTGTGCTCCAGTCATTAATCACAAGACGGGCAACACTATTCAAATTATGTCGCAAGAAGACGCGAAACGTATAGCTAAACTGACTCGTAGACGTGGATATGGTACAATGTTAAAATAAATAAGATATGAATAAAGAAGAATTAGAAAAAGAAATAACCAAACTAGAGCAATATATTGAGTCTCATGCTGACCAAGTAAAAGATCTTGAGCATGATTTAAGAACTGTTAAAAGAAAATTAGTTGATATTAATAAGCATAAATTACCTAGTAATTACTTTGTTAAAATTGCGGATGCTATAGAATCAACAATATATAACTTTGACTTTAACAACACTAATAGTTATAATGCTGAGTTCGAGATGGATTATGATAATACAGTGAATTTAAGTAATATAGAGTTTGAAGCTCAAGATGAATTAGCAGAAGAAATTCAAAGAAATATTGAAGATCTATTTGGCATAGCTGAAGAAACCGAAGAAGAAACGACGGAATAATCAGTTATAAAAACGAGAGGAAGTACAAAGATCGAGAGAAGGTTGTAAGGACGAGTTACGTAAAAATACCTTCAGTGTCGAGCCTCTCAAGAGAGATTGATAGTCAAGAAAGTGAGGATAAAACAGTTTGCTATCCCTCACCTCTCAAAATGCGGAGTAAGTTTCTAGAGCCCTCCGTAGTCTCCAGAGATAATAACCTTTACGTGGTTGGAGATATAAGTAGGAAGTGTTTAGATACAACTGAAACTAATAATTATCAAGTGACCTGACTATATCTATGTATAAAGATGAGGTTGGTCACACGTGAACTAGGTGGTAAATTCTGGAGAAAGTCCAGCGTAAATGTAGGATAAAGCGATTTAAGATGAACAAGAGCGTAAACTCTGATTTAAAACTAGCATTCTTAATAAGTACCACACCTACGGTTCACACAGCTTGAAATGGATTAGCGTGAATCGCGTTATTATGCTAGTTTAGTGGTCGCTATAGTTACCTGACGAGGTGGGAGGTTCGATTCCTCCCCGAGCTGCTGAAGATTGTGAGAAAGCACAGGGGTTACTCGTGAGCTCCCGGGTATGTAACAGAACGAACTGAACCTGTGCAATTCACAAATTAAATACGAATAAAGTAAGATAATATATTTATGAAGACAATATATGATAGACTCAACCCAGAAATTCTGGAGAGTATAAATAAAGATGAACAAAGATATCCTTATACAACTAGAGCTCTTAAGAAAAAACTTAAGTCTAGTGATGACTGGTCCCAGTTATCTGTAGGTGATATTCAAGCAATAATAACACATTCTCATGAAAAATTTGTAGAATTAAATTATATAGATTTTATGTGGGGTGATAAATTTTTAACAGGTGGATTGGGAACTAATTAATGATGGTAATATGCTAGAAATAAACGCAGTTATAATAGCTTATGTAGTGTTATTTATATTAGCTAGTATTCAAGTAAAACAATGGAAATAAAATATGGCAACAAGAGCGACAATAAGTATTGCTAGACGTGAAGAAGGAGTATCGTTTAGCGAAAAACCAAACAAGACAATTGTAGACATCTATCATCACTATGATGGATATCCTGAAGGATTAGGTGTGACATTAGCATCTTATCTTGACGGTAAAACAATTACAAATGGATTAGGTAGTAGAGATGATTATGATTATTTCAATGGATTAGGTTGTTTAGCTGCATCACTTGTGGCTGAATTAAAAGATGGTCCAGGAAATGTATACATAGAAGATAAAGATCGGCCACATGGTTGGTTAGATTATAAGTATTACGTGTGGGGTGACGACAATAAAAGTATATGGATTAGTATATTTGATGGTGATGAATGTATATTTGTGGGAAAACCGCGCAAATTATTAAGTAAATATTACACAGACTAAATACGATTACTTATGGATAATATAAGAGACGAAAACCTAAAACGATTGGGTAAATTTATAGCAGAAGAGCTAATAAGATTAGCAAAAAACACCGATACTGAAGATTGGATAGAAGAAAACATGAGAGATCACACTATCGGTGAGTTAGCACGCTGTGTCACACTTCAAAATCTATATTTAGATCGCGAAGAATTTGAAAAGTGTGCTATAATGAAAATAAGAATAATGGAATTAGCAGATAGATTAGGAATCTCTGTTAGTACAGATTTAACAAATTTAGAAGATGAAGATGAAATATAAACCAATGTTAGCTTACCCAGTAAGCGCAAAACCAATAGACTATAGTAAACCAGTATTTATACAACCAAAATTAGATGGTGTTAGGTGCTTGATACAGTATGACAGTGGCGTGGTAACCGCGTACTCGCGTACAGGTAAGGTATGGAAGAATATCGACCATATAACTTGGAACTTGTATAAGTTCTTTGATAAACACCCGAATGTAGTACTCGACGGCGAATTGTATAATCATGATTTTAGAGACGATTTCGAACAAATCATATCTATGGTCAGAAAAACAAAACCGACTGCCGAGGCACGTATTAAATCACGCGAAAACGTACAATTTCATTGTTATGATATTGTGAATAGAAAGATGAAGTTTAGTACACGTGATTTGTGGATTACTGAATATCTTTCAACAAGTTATTGCGTGAAGCATGTACCAACTCGTAAAGTTACATCAGAATCTGGTGCTAAATTAGTTCACCAAGAGCATTTAAAAGCTGGTTACGAAGGTTCTATTGTAAGACTAGACACGCCTTATCAATGTAAGAGGTCGCATAGTCTTAGAAAATTCAAAGATTTCAGCGATGCTGAAGCTAACATTGTTGGTTATGAAGAAGGTAAAGGCAAAAGAACTGGCACGCTAGGTAAGTTTATAATGCAAGATGATGATGGAAATCAGTTCGGCTGTCCACCAGGTAAAGGTCATAATTATAAAGATCTTGCACTAATGCTTGCTAATATCCATGAATACATGGGTCAGCGTGCTACCTTTACATATTTTGAGAGAACTAAGGCGGGATCGTACCGTCATCCACTATATAAATGTATAAGAAATTATGAATAAAAGATTAGTGATAAAGGTTGTTGAACACAACAACACGTGGGATAAAGATCATTGGTATCATAAACGAATGAGAATAATAACTGGAACTTTAAAACCAAACTGTGACAAAAGCCTTAAATAACTATATAGTAGGGGGCTAATGTCACAAATTATAACAATGGATAGAAGATTTAAGTATTTATGGGACAATAGGGTGGTATATAGAAGAAATCCTATCACAGACACACCGGATGAAGAAACAGACCAATACATGTTTTATAAAGATGGTACACACCAGTGTTATGACTTGTTTAGAAGTAAAGCAAAAATTACAACATGGAGGTCGTTTTATTGGCACATGATGGTGTTATGGCACTTGAATCCAGAATGGGACGATGCTAAAGCTATGGAGATCGCTGAATACTTAGCTTATAAACCAAATGGTTTTACTACATTTAGTATGAATAAATGGAATTTAGCTAGATTAGTATATGAGGTATCTGTATTAGATTTAGAAACACCACCACAAAATAAACTTAGGAAAATTATATTTAAGCCGAATTGTGGTTTAGATAAAATAGAAAAACTTAAGATAGTAGGTAAATTAATAGGTAGATTAAGAGGTGTACAAAAAGAAGATGTATACACGAGCATGTTACTATTGAATGATAGTGACGAAAAAATAACCATAACTAAATTAGCTAATAGCCTAAAAGTAACGCCGAGAACCGTACATAGACATATGTGTGGCGAATTAAAACAAATAAAAAAAGAATTAAATGAAGAGATTGATATATGATCTGTACTATGCAGATGAAATAACTAAAGAAGTGGCGATAAAATTGCTAGATAAATGGAGTTATAATTATAATAAAAGAAAATATTAAATATGAAAAAATATCACGTACAAAATTATATAAGATGGAAAGAAGATATCAAAAAATCTATAAGTAGATTACCAGATGTTCCATATGAGGAATTAAGTAGAGATCAATTGATTATAAAGTTTTTACCATTAGTAGAAAGTTTATCTATGAAATTCTCAACCTCACAATCAGCTAGTGGAGTAATGAGTATAATGGATTTATTACAAGAGGGTAATTATGGTCTATGCGCTGGTGTAGATAGGATAGATTGGGATACAATTTTAGCATCTAAAGATCAAGAAAAAACTTTAAAATCGTTTTTAGCTAAAAGAATTAAAGGAGCTATACGAAGAGGAATTGATACAAATAGAGGTAGCATGCGAATACCTGAGCACAAGTTGAATGAAATAAGAAAAGATTTTGGTGAAGATCGTAAGGCTGTAGAGTTGTTTTTCAACTCAGTATTTACAAGTCTTGATGATGGAACACCAGAGCAACAGAGTGCAGCTTATAATATACCTGAGATCAAAGAGTATAATAAAGAGTTATTAGCAGCCTACTTAAAAGCATTAATGTTACAATATTTAAATCCTAAAGAATATCAAGTGTTAAGATTATCTTATGGACTTGATTGCGAAAAACATTCCGCTAAAGAAATTGCTGATATATTAGGCATAAAAGGCACTAGCTCTTATGTGCGAGTTTCACAGTTAAAAAAGCAAGCAATAACAAAGTTAATAGAGAACGTTCCTGAGTCGCAAGTGGTTGACTACCTGTGAGTTACGAGTGGTTCACTAATGTAAATTATTAATTCTATATGTAATTATATATATAGACCAAGACCAATAGACTATGAAGAAATTAAACCAAAAACTATCAGTTATACAGACTGAATTAAAAGCAAAAAAATCTTCGTATAATTCTTTCGGGAAGTATTATTTCCGAAAGGCCGAAGATATACTCGAGGCAGTAAAGCCTTTCTTACTACGGGAAGGTGTATCAGTAAGAGTCGACGAAGAATTGATTCACGATACACCACCTACAATAAAATCAACAGCCACAATTTCTGATGGCGAAAATTCAATCACAGCTACAGCAATAGTCGGTGTAGATCTTAATCAAAAAGGTATGCAAACGGCTCAACAATTTGGAGCAGCTTCATCTTACGGGAAAAAGTATGCATTAGGCAACTTATTTCTAATTGATGATACAGCTGATGCTGACTCGACTAATAGTCATGGGAGAGCGGCGCAGCTTACTCAAAGTATGGGATTTACTAAAGCTAAAATGAATGATGAGCAATTAAAAAAAGCTGTTGAGTTTGTAAAAGGAGGAGGAGCTATTACTGCTATCGAGTCTAAATATACCGTTACACCTGAACAAATGAAAACATTAAAAAACGGAGTTAATGGATAAAGAAAAAATAATTGAGAAATTAACACAGGACGAACATTACTATGGAAAATTTGGTAAACAGTTCTTGAGTAATTCAGATATATCTATATTACTTAAAAATCCTAGGTTGTTAAGAGAAGATAAACCGAAGACATCAGCAATGGTGATAGGAGGCTATTTTCACACTGCAATACTAGAACCTGATAAACTTGAACAATTCAAGATTATTAAGTCTACAACTAGGAATACTAAAGTGTATAAAGAAATGTCTGGAGGCGAGATTTGTTTGCTTCAACATGAGGTTGATAAAATAGAGTTAATGAGAGAAGCTGTTATGGATAATAAAATCTGTAGGGAACTCATAGATGGTCTTGGTGCCGTCGAATACGAGATACCTGGAGTTACTGAAATACATGGGAACATGTGGAAAGGTAAAGCAGATATTGTTAACCACGACGAAAGACTTATAATAGATCTTAAGACAACTAGTGATATTGATAGGTTTAAGTGGTCAGCCGCTAAGTTCAACTATGATAGTCAAGCTTATATCTATAGCAACCTATTTGGCTATGAGATGTTGTTTATGGTAATAGACAAAGAAACATTACAAATAGGTTTGTTCGACTGTTCTCCAGATTTTTATTCTTCTGGAGAGGATAAAGTACGTAAAGCTACTGACGCGTACGAACTGTTTTATAAGACAGATGATTTTGACAGTAAGCAATATTTAATAACTAAAACCTTATAAACCTATGGCAACAGCTTATAAAATGAAAACATGTGCTATATCTGGGAAGAGATTTAGAGCTAATAATAACAATTTCTATTTCAATGCAAACTCCCCGGATAAATTACACCCTTATCATAAGAAATATGATAATTTTAGACGGACGACCGGGGCGTCTGTAAACAAAGTAAAAGAATTAGTTAACTTAATAAACGGATAAAATATGGCAAGTATAATAAAAACTTCTATAAATCTTTCTGAAATACCGAAAGATAAGATATTTGTAGGGAAGAAAGGAAAGTACCTACCAATAACAATAACTATAAATGATGAAGTCGATCAATTTGGTAATCAAGGACCAGTTGTTGTTGAACAAACTAAAGAGGAAAGAGATGCTAAGGCAGCTAAAACCTACTTGGGTAACGTTAGAGTAGTGTGGACAAACGGCGACAATGTTGCTACTGCTCCACGAGATAATCAACCAGCGGCTGAACCAGCAACCGTAAAACCAGAAGACTTACCGTTTTAATATATGAATATAGAAAACACAGAGATCAATGGATTCTTGATTGACCAATTCAATCAATACAGTCTAAAACCTGGGAGCACTCAAGGCGTTTGTCCTTTGTGCTCTCACACTAGACAACCTAAGAATCAGAAGCTACAATGCGCTTCTTATGATTGGGAACGTGGTCTCGGCACTTGTCATAACTGTGACACTAGTTTTCAATTACATACTTACCAACGTAAGGGTAATGCAACTAAAGAATACGTAAAACCAATACCGGTTGAAGTATTCGAACCAGTTAAAGACAAGGCTGTTGAATGGTTTAAAACCAGAGGTATATCTCAACAAACGCTAGATGACTTATATGTTACAACGGGTGATGAGTTTATGCCTCAAACAGGGCGGAAGGAGAACACTATACAGTTTAATTATATTATGGGTGATGAACTTGTTAATGTAAAGTATAGAGATGGAAGAAAGAATTTTAAACTATATAAAGGTGCTGAAAAGATATTCTACAATATTAATAGTATTGTAGGATATGACTGGTGCGTTATCACTGAAGGCGAAATGGATGCATTAGCACTACACGAAGCTGGAATTAAAAATGTGATATCAGTTCCTAACGGTGCCACGTTAAACAGTAATAATCTAGATTATCTAGATAATTGTATTGATTATTTTGAAGACAAGGAAAAGATTATATTAGCAGTCGATGCTGATGAAGCTGGTCAAGCTTTAAGATATGAGTTTATTAGGCGTCTTGGCGCTGAAGTCTGTTACTTAGTAGATTTCAACGGTAATAAAGACTCTAATGACTTCTTAGTAGAACATGGAGCAGAAGAACTTAGAAAGGTTATAAACTCTGCTACACAAGTTCCGTTAGAAGGAGTTTCAACTCTTAGAGATATAGAGGCTGATTTACTCGACTTTGTACACAATGGTTTTAAACCTGGTTACCAAGTTGGTTTACCTAATTTTGATAGGATATTTTCAACATATACTTCACAGTTTATTACTGTTACTGGTATACCATCATCTGGTAAGTCAGATTTTGTAGACCAAATGTGTATAGGTTATAATAGAAACTATGGATGGAAAACAGCTTTTGCATCTCCAGAAAACAAACCTAATTTCTTACATGCCCATAAGCTAATACGTAAAACATGGGAAGGATTACCAACAAAAGATGATGTTGGTAGTGCTAAGTGGAAACAAGTTACTAATCATATTAATGATAATTATTTCTTTATTGATATGGATAGATATACACTTGAAGAGGTTTTACGTAAAGGCGCTGAGCTTGTAAAACGTAAAGGCATTAAATGTTTAGTTATTGATCCTTTTAATAAAATTAGAGATATTGATTGTAAAACAGAAGACGTTAATCGTTACACCATGGAGTATTTAACTAAGATCGAAACGTTTGCTAAAAAGTATGATGTGTTGGTTATGGTTGTTGCTCATCCTACTAAAATGTATAAAGACAAAGAGGGTAAAATGGAAGAACCCACGATGTATAGCATTAAAGGTGGCGGTGAATGGTATGATGCTAGTTATCACGGGCTTTTAGTTCATAGAGATTATGAAGCTAAAACAGTTAAGGTTAAAGTCTTAAAAGTTAAGTTTCAAAATCTAGGTGAGAATCAAGCTGAGTCTCATTTTAATTGGGAGCCAAAATCAGGTAGTTACATACCGTTAGTAACTGATGCAGCTGATGTTGGAGCATTACCATGGGAAAGTTAAAAGAGGAACACGGTAAATACCCTAAACACGAAAGACAAGATTTAACGTCTTACAAATGGTGTTTTAGTAATGGGATAAAAATAGGACCGATTCCTCTTTGGGGTAGTGACTATGGTAATTGGACAGTGGAGATAACAATGAACGGTAAAAGAAACACTGATCCCAATAGATATAAGAAAGAAAGCATTATGTACAAAGTGTACGAATACTGCGATTATTATTATAATAAATATAAGAAAGATGGAGAATAGATTTAAAAACGCAAATGAAGCTTTTAAGTATTTTAAATGGCAAATACCAGAATATGGTGTTGAATTTGATGATACACAAGCTTTATTTAATGTAGGTTTCTACTTAGAAAATCCAATGGACAATTTAATTGAAGATCAAGATCGTAATTGGAAATGGAATTATGCCGAAGCTGAATGGCAATGGTATTTATCTGGTGATAGAAACGTTAATAAGCTAGGTGAATTGTACGGCAAAGTACCTGAAATATGGAATAGAATGTCGGACGCTTGGGGTAATGTTAATTCTAATTATGGTTGGCAGTGGAAAAGAGATGATCAATTAGATAATGTTATAGCAATGTTAAAAACAAACCCTAGAACTAGACAAGCTGCTATTAGTATTTATGATGCCAAGGAAATAAACTATGGACATTATACACATGATACCCCATGTACTTATGCTGTGCAGTTTACAATTGTAGGACAAAAGCTTAATATGTGTGTTGTGATGCGTTCTAATGACCTCTGGTACGGTTTCTGCAACGATCAGTACTGTTTCTCTAAGTTACAGGAATTAGTTGCTGTGGAGACAGGTTTGTTAATAGGTAATTATTACCACTTTGCACACAACCTTCATCTATATGATAATATAATTGAAAAGCTATGATAGAAGGAAAATACATAATATACCACATACCAGGAAAAAAGATCGGTGTTACAAACGACTTATATAATAGAGTTGAATTGCAACAGGGTTATGAGGTAGGTGAGTATGAAATTCTAGAGTCTTCTGACGATATAGATTACATATCTAAAAAAGAAATAGAATTACAGAAGGAATATGGTTACAGAGTTGACCCTATTCCATATAATGAACTGAATGTTAACCAAAAATTAAAAAATATGAATATAAACGTTACGGAACAAACTACTACATTTCCGTGTCCTGTCAACAAACTGAAAGGTCAGTTGATGGACAACTTGCAAATGCACTGGAATACAGAGTTTGGAGAAGTTTACCTAGATGTTGATTTAGCTAAGTGGATAGTTAAAAACGCTAAAACATCTATGTTCAATAATGATCGTTGCTATGTTTATAATAAAGCACTAGCAAGATATGTTGATAACAAGAGAAATCAACTTCCATTTAAAGAAGAAGATATCTATGAGCATGATGACAGCGTGGTTTTTTACTTTGATAAAATTAGAGATTGGGCTGAAGCCAAAGGTATATATGCTAAAGGCGATCCTAAAACTCAATATATTAAACTAATGGAAGAAGCTGGAGAGGTTGGTAGAGCTATATTAAAAGAAGATTTACCTGAAATAAAAGATGGTATCGGTGACATGGTTGTTGTGCTAACCAACTTAGCGGAACTTTGTGATTTAACAATTGAAGAATGTGTTGAGTCAGCTTATGATGTTATAAGTAAAAGAACTGGTAAAATGAAAAATGGAACATTTGTAAAAGATTAATATATGAGTAGTAGAGAAATAATGAATGCTAAGGGTTTTGGTGAATTAGAAGAAATGATTAATTTTAGAGATCCTGTTGTAAAACGTGTTGTAGATAAATTCAGAGACAGATCAGATGCTGGATATGAAAAATATGGTACGACTCTAGATGAAGAGAGAACAACGAAAATGAAAGGTCTAATGAAATATCTAATTGATATTCAGGAGGAACTGATGGACGCAATTTTGTATATACAAACTGCTCAAGAAGAACTTAAAGAATTTTTAGATGAGAAAGAGACATAAGAAAAGAGGACCAGTTAGGTCTAAGAAGGTTGTGCTTGACGGTATAACCTTCGCTTCTGGTCTTGAGAAGTATATGTATCTAGCTCTTAAGAAAGCTAAAATAAAAGCTGATTATGAGGGTGAAACATTTACTTTAATAGATGGGTTTGAATTTGATACTACTAGTTATGAAAGACAATCTAACGGTAAAGGAGAGTTTAAAAACAGAGGAGATAAAAAGATATTACCAATACGATACACACCAGACTTTGTAAGTGAATGGTTTATAATAGAATGTAAAGGTCGAGCAAACGAAAGTTTCCCAATGAGATGGAAACTGTTTAAGAGAATGATTAATAAACAACGACCGTATGTAACTTTATATAAGCCTCAAAACCAGAAGGAATGTGATCAGGTAGTAGAGTTAATAACTAAAAATAAATAATATGAATTGGGAATTTAGTGTAGGATTTTATCCTGGTATACTTTTTGGAATGAGGACGTATACCGAACGAAACAAACAAAACCATGTAGTATATCTACCGCTTGTAGATTTTTGTTTAACAATATTTAAAAGAAAAAGAAAATAATGAAAGAGATTAATAGTAACATTTTATCTGATATTACTGTCCATATGAAATATGCTAAATATGTTCCTGAGTTGAAACGTAGAGAAACTTGGAATGAATTAGTAGATAGGAATATGGCAATGCATATTAAGAAATACCCAAAGTTGGAGGTTGAAATAAGAAAAGCGTATAGCTATGTATTTACAAAACAAATACTACCATCTATGAGAAGTTTACAATTCGCTGGAAAGCCAATTGAAATCTCTCCAAATAGATTATATAATTGTTCTTATTTACCTGTTGATAGCGTAGATGCTTTCAACGAGATAATGTTTCTATTGTTATCAGGATGTGGAGTTGGATATTCAGTTCAACAGCACCATATAAAGAGTTTACCA